ATAAAGATGGGCCAGGGTGTGATTATTGCCTTTGAGCCGTTCATTGCAATGGTTTCGCAAGTTGCCGGTTTGTTGTCTAAAGCTAGCCCAGAAATGCTACAGTTTGCTGGTGCGTTAACGGCCGTAGTTGGCGTTACACTCACGCTAAACGGTGCTGTGCTAATTATGATTGCGCAGTACGGTAGTGTGGTAAAGACTGTAACCACTCTTTCAGGTATTATTACAGGCACTCTTATTCCTGCTATGACAGCGCTACTGGTGTCCACTAAGAAGTATGTGGCAACACTTTCGTTGGCTAACATTGGGCTGACTGGGATGATGACCAAAGCCGCTCTGGCCGCTGCACCTATTGTTGCTCTGGGTGGTGCTTTTATTGCCTTGAATAAGCATGTGGACAATATGAGCACGGAGATGGAAAACATTGAGATGCAGGGCCTACTCCAGCAAACTGACCAGCTGGCCCAGAAAGCTGCCACCCTGGGTATACGCATAAGTGAGACTGGTGAAGCTATTCCTGAAGAAGAATTCAACAAGTGGATTAGCCTACTTAAGCAAGCCGACGAAGGCAACGGCACACTTACAGGCATAATTGGAGCACTCGAGAAAAAGCAAGCGTCTGCTAAGGGTAGTACAACAGAACTTTCAAGTGCTGTAGAAGAGTCTGGAGACGCTGCGGATGAGGCAGCAAAGGCATACGACGAATATGCCAAGTCTGTGGAGTCAGCGGTGAGCCGCCTAGATGCTCAGAAGGCAAATTCACAGGCAAACGTTTCAGGTGGCTCTGAGGCTGCACAGGCAAGAAAACGGCTAGTCATTGAAGAGGAAACCACTGCAAAGCAAGTGGCGCTACTTGAAAACCTCAAAAACCAAAGTGCAACAACTGCTGAAGAACGCTTGAATATTGAGGTAAAAATCCAAACAAAGATGGTTGCCTCAAACAAAGTGCGTATAGACACGCAGAAGCAACTAGAAGAGTCTTACAACGGCTTTTTGAGGAACAAACTAGAGGAATCTAAAGCCAACCTAGAAGCCTCCCTAACGCAGTCTGGTAAGTCTGTTGAAGAGTCTTATGAACAACGCAAAGGAATACTTATTGACGCTTACGAGCTTGAGAAAAGCTTGCTTGATAGTGCCTTTAATAAAACTGCCGCAAACTCTGCTGAGCGCCAGGCAATTTCAACCCAACTTGCGCAACTAGAAGCGGGCCACATTTCAGACTTGCAAGCACTTGAAACGCAAGCTCATGACGAAAGAATGAACAACTTGCAGATGCTTAATGTTGCAAAAGTGAGTTATCATCAAGCGGAAATGGAACGAACTGAAAACCGCAAGCTAGCCTTGGACAACGAGACAGCTTCACTGGATGCCCAGAGTTCAATCCTAAGTAGAATTGGCGCTGCCCTAGGTGACCAGAACGGCAGCCTTGATCAACGCCAAAGTTTGCTTGAGTTGGCCAATGAAATCACGGGTGAGACGCTTACTATTGACCAGGCAGCAGGTGCAATTGCTAACATCCAAGCAAGCATTGAAAAACGCAAGCTGGACCTGAAGATACAGCAACTGAAAATAGACAAAGAACAACTGAACATAGCCAACCAAATCAAACAGCTTGAAATACAAGGACAACGCGAGCAAATAGCTGGAAAGCTTGAGGGAGGTGGTCTGAGTCAAGCAGAGAGGAACAGCTTAGCTAGGCAAGACCAGTCGTTGGCTACTCAGAGTGGGCTTCAAAATCAGGCCACTGACTTGCGTAATTCAGGAATAGACCGAGCTATCAATACAGCGCAACTAGAACAACAGCTTCAAGAGATACTCTCAAGAGCTGTTGGTCAAAGTGTTGAGGACCTTGAGAGGCAAGCTGTAGAGAGAGCCAAACAGGATGGCAGAACGGGCGGCGCTGCAGGTGGATTTGAACAAGCCAGAACAGATGGACAACTGTCTGCTGAAGAGTACGACAAAATCTCTAAAAGCCAGACGCAGGCTGCAAACGAACAGCGCAAGGAAGTTGCAAAGAGGCAAGAAGAAGCCACCCGAGAAAACACTCGTAAGCAAGACGAAAGCCGTGCTGGACAACAAGCATCTAGTGGTAGGCAAGATTTGTCCAACCAAAATCAACTAAGTACTCTGAGTGGTGTGGCTACAAACACTGAGGGTACGCATTCAAGCTTGAAGAACGTTAGCGGGTTTGTTTCTCAGGTGGCAAATAGCATGCCTGTGGTGGTAGATAGGCTAACTGCAATAAGCTCTACGGCGTCTGTGATTAGCAGGCAGGTGGACTTTGTTCAACGGCAGCTTAATGCCCTGCCTGAAGCGATTGCGGCCAGAATGCCTAGGCCTAGGCCACCAAGCAAAAACTAGGGTGTCCTAGGCCACTCAAAGCACACTTACTAACAACCTAAGCGAGACAACAAAAGGATGGCAGACCTAAGTATAGTACTAGACCCAGGAGGTGTTCCAGGTGGGAGGCCGGGAATTAATTTGCCCGTGTACCCAAGTGGTCAAGAGCCCATTAGGTGGTCTAGTCTGGGGCCAGATATACAGCGCTTGTCAAACGCAAACTTGTCTGCAGGTGGTTTCTCGGAGCTTATGGAGTTTGGCTGGACTGCAACACTTGAGGAAGCAGACTATAACAAACTTAAGGCTCTTATTGTAGCAATACAGCAAACCAAAAGCCAGTTGAAGCAATGGGAGGTTGTTATATATAACCTAACGGAGCCTTTTGTTGAACTCAGCCTGGCACGCAGTCGCTTTAGAGTGCCTGGAACCACCATAGACACTATAGACATGGGTAATGGGTGGTTGCAATACAGCTACTACCTAGCGCTTCAAGGGAGTTTGTCTATTACTCCTAGGCGTGTCGGTGCTTACTACGTGTGTGACTTTGAGTTTGTTGAAGGTTTGAAGCTTACTAAGGAAATTGAAGACTCACTTTAAGGGTATTTAGCTAGATGAAAAGGACGATAAAAGTAACCAACAAAATGCCTCCAGGTTGGCCTAAGACTGCACCTAGTGGCCAGGCAGTTATGCTTAACTATGTGGTTGGGCAGGACAACTTGACGGGGAAGACTATTTCCTCTGATGGTAGTCAGGGTTTGACAAAGGGCTTAACTGATGGCCAACCTCGAGTGCTTCAGTCTGTTGTTGTTAGTCGTTCTAAGGCTTCTGGTAATGGGCGAAGGGTAAGCATGAAAAGCTCTTCGCGTAAAACTGTAACAATCTCTACAAGCACTGTGCTTACACAAGGAGCCATAGGGCAACCTGAGGTGGATTTATGCAAGTCTAACAGCTTTACAAATAGACCACCACCAGAAGACCCGGAAGACCCTGAGCCACCCCCTCCGCCTGTGCCACCTGGTCCTAATGCTCCAGAGCCTCCTGAGACACCTGACCCACCCCCGGAAACACCTGAAGGGTGCTCTACAGAATCGGATTGTCAATGGTACAATTCAGGCGATGGTGAAGACACTAGCTGTCCTGCGGGAACTACTTACAAAGGATTTGCGCAACTCAACAGTGGCTTTAAGGTACTTTGTTGCGGGCCAGACAGGCCTGTGGGTGACGGCTGTCCAGAAGACCCTAGCACCTACGGATACCAATGCGTAAACGGCACTTGTGAAGTTGTTCCAAACGGTCTTTACAGTACACGCGCAGAATGCGAAAGTGCTGGGTGCGGGCAAGATACACCTGAATTACCAGACCCTGACCCTAGGTATTCGTGCTTGAATGGCAGCTGTGTGGAAAACTCTAAAGGTGAGTTTGAAAGCTTGTCCGCGTGTGAGTCTGGGTGCACGGGAGGTTCTGAGCCTGAAGAGCCATTTGACTATGGGCCATATGGCATGGTACGCATATTCTGGAAAAACCGTTTTGGGCGTGCTGCAACTCCTCCTGAGGGGAGATGCGTAAGAGGCTATAGAGTAGATTCTGATGGGCTTTATATACGGGCCACTAACGGCATTTGGGGTGAGCTTAGGCCTTCAACACCAGCTGTAAATACATATCAACAAGGCTCATTAAGAGTAATGAGTGTGGGTACCTGTACCTAGTAGTGCCACTTTCAAGTAAATTTTATTGGGTTCAAAAGAAATGTCTTTGAGTTATCGATCGACGCAGGTAATGGCCCCTAGTTTGGCTCCTACCACTTCTGCTGCGGGAACCACTTATGATGTTGTTACACGCAGACTAAATTTGGATGGCCAACCGTCGTCCTTTAGCCCAGTGCAGGAAAGCAATCTACCTGCAACTATTACGCCTCAATTTTACTTACTTACAGCAGACTATTCAGCAGACCAGGTGTTGGTATCAAGCAATTCAGGTATCACTTGGAGAATAGTTCCCGGTCAAACAAAGGGTGCGCAAGTTGTTCCCGCGTTTGACACAAGTTGGGTTGAGGCCACCAACATAGACACCCAAGACTCCGTAACTACGGGTATAAACTTTGGTTCTTTTGGAGCTCTCACAAGTCCCACTAAAAGCTTCTTTATCGTAAACACGGGCAACCCTGTCCAGAGCCTTACATATTCGTTCATTAATCAGGTTACCAACCAGGTTGCGTCTGAATATTCGGGCCTGATTCAGATTGCTATAGATGGGGTTTTTAGCGCTTCTGGAAACCTTCCAAGTACAATCTATAACAACCTTTTGCTGTGGTCTAATGCCTCCGGAAGTCTAAACACACAAAGGCTTTTGTTGGCTTCTGGACAGTTTGTTAAGTTGACTGTTAGCTTTGTTAATTTTCCTATTGGTGGAATCAATTCACAGGAGTTAAACCTGAGTTTTCAGGCCGTTGCCAACCAGACAACAATTGCACTAGGGTTAGCCAATAGTTGGCCAGATAATACACTTGAAATAGACTACCAGTCTTGGACTCCAGATATACTTGTAGGTAATTCTGCGGGCTCGATTATTGTTAAGCCATTTTTAGCACGCGTGAGTGGTGTACTTGTGGTTAACTATTTTAACAGGACAATAAGCCTAGGTGGTAACTCAGTTGAAAGGTGGATATTTGTTAATAGTCTAGGTGTTATAAAAGCGGCCACCTCACTTGCTGATGCAAACGCGGGTGGACTGGTGTTGGGTAGGGTAGAATCACAGGAAAGCTCTACGCTGGCTGGGTTGGATTACCTGTATTCTGTTAAGCCCCAGGTGTGGTTAAAGCAGCCTGGTAGCCTGGCCGTGGGGTTATTTGCAGCAATTGCCACAGGTGACCTGGAGGTAGCCGTAACAGTGCTTGCGGCCGCTGGAGTGACGTTTGGGAATGGCTTGCTTGCGGTTTCTGGGCTGGCTTGGGTGGTTGCTGGTGAGGAGCTAAGTAAGGGTGACCTGATAGCACCTGGCACTGGCGGTAAGGCTTTTGTTGCAAGCGGCACAAAGTCAGGTGTCTGCCTGCTAGGTGCCGCGATTGACAAACCTGCGTTGATTACACTCACATAGGGCGTCCTGTGGGGCTGTTTAAGGCCTGCTGAGTTGGTTAGATTGGGTAACCTAAGTAAACCAACTCAGCAAGCCTCTATGGGCGCCACAAGTATGCCCTAGGCCTCTGGTTGGCATCTCCTAGTTGCACTTAAAGGTTATGGTGATAAAAATGGCTGCTAAGAAAGTTTCAATAAGCTTGCCTGAGGATACTCTGGAGCAGATTATTTCGTACGCAAAAACAAAGGGCATTTCTGTTGTTTCAGAAGCTGTTCTAGATTTGATTAGGCTAGGTCTGGCTTACCCTGCAGAAGCCCGTAGGTACAACTTGAACGACTTCTTTGAGTACGCTGGGAAGGAGTATAGAGACGCTGATAATGCACGAATTGAATTTACTAAGCATGTGGAATTTGGTGTAGAGTCTTGGCAAGTTGTTGTTACTGAGAATGGCCAAGAGCTGTTCAGTCAGAAGCTAGGTAGGGAAGAAGGAAGTGATACCAAGCTGCTGTGGGGCAGCTACAAGTAAGCCCAGGAGCCGACAAAGGCTTGCTAGCCTAGCAAATAGGGGTTACTATAGGGTAGCCGCCCAGCAAGCCTCTATCGGCCTCCAGGAGCTGCCTAAAAGCCAGTCCGCGTGCACCGGTGTGCTTGCACCCTATACATGAGCGTACGTTCATATACATAGGCAATAAAAAGCCCACCTAGGTTGCTCTAGGTGGGCTTTCTAGTCTGCACTTAGTCAACCATGTTTTCTATGCAGCCCTCACTGAATATCTCGGCGATTGTTACAAGTTCAGCCTTGGCTTCTTTGAGAGTCTTGAATTCTGTCTGGTCAAAATCGTAATCGGAGTGCTGTTCTCCGGATATGCACCATACACTTGGGCCCTCGTTAACAATGTAGAATTCGTAAGGGCGCTGAACTGAAGTGCTTCCCCACCAGTTTGCGGAAACTGTATAACACCCTGCGGATGTTCTCTTGACTGAAGTAGCTGGAATAAAAGTAACGTTTGTCATGCCCATTGTTTTGTCCGGTGTGTTTGATATTCCTAATATGACCTGTACCCCAGGGAATGTAATTAGTAAATACACTTAACTTTGAATTTAGGCCCCTTACACGCGTGCATGCATATGTGAGGGCGTGCATATGCGAGGGCGTGCTTGAGGGCAGGCATGCATACGTGAGGGCGTGCTTGTGGGTGGACTGGGGGATCAGCAGGAGGCATACGGTGGAAGGCTTTCAGGTGGCTCCTGGACGGCCATAGAGGCTTGCTGGTTGGCCAGCCTATAGTAACCCCTATTTGCTAGGCTGGCAAGCCTCTATGGCCGTCCAGGAGCCAGGGAGGCTTGCTGGGATAGGCTAGGGCAGGCTTTCAGGTGGCTCCTGGAGGCCGATAGAGGCTTGCTGGTTGGCAAATAGGGGTTACTATAGGCTGGCCAACCAGCAAGCCTCTATGGCCGTCCAGGAGCTGCTGAGGCAGGCCTATGCATGTGGGTCCGTGGACCTGCTGGATGGTAGTCGAGTATGAGCGTATGTTCATATGTCTAGGCAAAATAAAGCCCACCCAGATTTCTCCAGGCGGGCAGGGATTATTTAGGCGGGCCCAGATTTCTCCAGGCGGGCAGGGCCAGGGGTTAGTTGGCTAGGTAGGCTTGGATGCATTCTCTGCCTGTCTCAGCGGCCACCTGGTAGGCTGTGGCTGCTTGCTTGTATACTTGGGGATTGGTTAGCAACCAGTCGGCTATCATGATGGCTGGGGAGAATACTTGGCCGGGCTTAGTCTCGGCTAGGATGTACTTGAATCGGCTGGCGGACTGGATGGTCAGGGGCTGCCTAGGTAACTTTCTTGAAGCCAGGACTACAAGCTGATTGAATACTTTTTCGCCGATGTTGATTGAGTGAACTTCTTCAATCATATTTCTGATTGCCTGGCGGTTGATTACCTGGCGCCCTGGGTCTGAGCAAGTTTCGGACGTCACACTTATCAGGCTTTCTAATAGCTCTCTTTGCTCAGCACTTAGGGTGTGCAACTCCTCATATACTTTCTTGGGTGCTTTTGCCTTAGGTGTTTTCTTAGGCGTCTTTGTAGTGGCCTCAGGCGTGGCCTCAGGTGTAGCCTCAGGTGTAGCCTCAGGTGTCTCAGGTGTGGCCTCAGGTGTCTCAGGTGTGGCCTCAGGTGTCTCAACAGCAGGCTCAGGTGTGGCCTCAGGTGTCTCAACAGCAGGCTCAGGTGTGGCCTCAGGTGTGGGGCCGTTAATGAAGCCACGCTTGGATTCTTTTACTTTTACTTTAGGTGTCTCAGGAGTAGGCTTGGGCATTTCTACAGGCGTCTCAGGGGCAGGCTCTTGGGTAGGCTTGGGCATTTCTACAGGCGTCTCAGGGGCAGGCTCAGGAGTAGGCTCGGGCATTTCTACAGGCGTCTCAGGGGCAGGCTCAGGAGTAGGCTCAAGTGTGGCTTCAAGCATTACAACTAGTTGGGCTTTCGTTGCTTTCCAGGCGCCGGGAATTTTCATCTCCTGGGCAATGGGTCTCATCTGGGCAGCAGTCATAGTGGAGATTTGAGTAGCAGTTAGTGGGTTAGTCATTTAAGTTTCGGTGTGGTTTGTTTGCTTGACTCTTTTAATATGACACGTTGCTGGAGGTAATGTAACCGGTGAATATACTTAACTCCCCGGGTTGGGCTCCTTATATGTATGCATGCATGAGAGGGTGCGTGGGTAAGCATGCTGGGGATCAGCCTAAAGGTATGCCACCAAAGGCTTGCAGGCTTGCTGGGGATCAGCCTGAGGGCATGCTTACAGGTGGGGCTAGGGCATGCATGCGAGGGTGCGTGGCTGGGCAGGCTTGTGGGCTGGCTGGAGGCTTGTTGGTGGCCTGGCTAAGGGTTTGCATAGCCAAGCCGGCCGGGGTGCCTTAAAGGCTGTCGTGAGCCCGGCTGGGCTCGCTTGGCTAGGATGCTAGGGCAGCTTGGTAGTGGGCAATCAATTCAGCTTTTCTCAAAAGTCTTTTGCCATCTTTCAGTGGGATGTCCAGGGCTTTTACCAACGCGGGCAATTTCAGGTCGGTTACTTTCCACGCCCCAAAATCTACAGGCACCTCTTCAAGTTGTTCTACTTTAGGTTGTTGTACTTCAGGCACCTCTTCAAGTTGTTGTTGTTGTACTTCAGGCTGGACTTCAGGTTGTTCTACTTCAGGTTGTTGTTGTTGTACTTCAGGCTGGACTTCAGGTTGTTGTTGTTGTACTTCAGGCTGGGCGAGGTCATGTGAGGCAACAAAGACAATGAACGATATTGAGACGAATAATGCACCGCCGTATAATGTGCCAGTTAGAAGAGTAGTAAGAACGTTGTCGAGAATTTGGTAAGTCATGAAGTTGTTTGTTTGTGTTTGACTCTTCTAATATGGCCTATCCTCCAGGGAATGTAACTAGTAAATACACTTAACTTTAGAAATGGCTCCTTATATGTATGCATGCATACGCGAGGGCGTGGGTAAGTGGGCTGGGGATCAGCCTAAAGGTATGCCACCAAAGGCTTCCAGGCTTGCTGGGGATCAGCTTGCAGGCTTGCTGGAGGCTGGGGATCAGCATGCGTGTGAGGGCGTGGGTAAGCGGGCGGGCTGGGCAGGCTTGTGGGCTGGCTGGAGGCTGATAGAGGCCTCCTAATTGGTTGGCTTGGCTTATGCCAGGCTTCTTAATTAGCAGGCCTCCGTGGGCCTACAGGCTGATGTTAGGCACGGAGAAGCTAATCCCAAGTGCATTCACTTTTCGGTCGAATTTCATGCTAGAAGCGGCGCCCTTAACATCTTTCCAAACACTTGTAAACAACTCTTTGTTATCTTTCTTGTTTACATCGAACTGTAACGATACCCGACTAATCCGGCCGGCAGTGAGCAACGTAGGTGTATTACGCAGGCTGTAGAATTCCACACTTACGTCAGGGAGGCCTTGACTTCTTAGCTGGTGGTTAAGTGCAATCACTTGGGCAGGGTATAAGCCAATCAGGACATCTTCAAGTGTCTCATAGCTAGACTCTATGGTGGGCTCATCCATGGCGTTAAGAACTTCTTTTACATCGTCTGCAGTAACCGCCCAGAGTTCAGGCATTTGAAGCTCTTTAGCAACTTCAAGTAATTGGTATCTAGAAAGGGAATCGATTTGAGTAGCTGTGAGATTTAGGTTAGTCATTTAAGTTTCGGTTGGGTTGTTTGTGTTTGCCGGAAGTAAAAGCGGTGTATCTACTTAACTTTTGAAATTTGTTTGGGCTCCCTTATATATGCACGTGGGCAGGCGTGGAGGCATATTTGAGGGCGTGCTTGTGGGCGGACTGGGGATCAGCCTGAAGGTATACGGGGCAAGGGTTTCAGGCTTTCTGGGGATCGGCTGGAAAGCTTACTGGTGAGGGCTGGAAGGTATACGGGGCAAGGCTTTGGGCTTAGGGGCATGCCAACCAGGAGGCTGGAAGGCATGCCCCGTAAGGGTTAGAAGTCGATTCTAGTTACCCGGTAGGTGATTTCCATGGCGTTGATTTTAGAATTAAATTCCATCTTTGCAGAAGTATGCTGGATGTTTTCCCACACATCTTCGAACAACGCGGAATTATTCACATTGTTCACGGTGAACACTAAGTCCAACGAACAGATTCTGGCTTTGCCTGCCCGTGTTTCTACCCTAGGTGTGGCGGCCAGCCTGTAGTTGGCCATGTAGAAAGACCCAGCACTGAACGTAGGCAGTCCAATCTCATTCAACGTCTGGTTCAACACCATCAGTTGCAGTGCGTCCAGGTTTCTCATGACTTGATTTAAGGTGACAAAATTCATTTTGAAGTTTCTCGGTAGGTTTGTTTGCTTGACTCTTTTAGTATGACCTGTTGCCGGAAGAATAGAACCAGTAAATACACCTAACTTTCAGAATTGGTTCTTTATATGTATGCACGTGTGTATGCGAGGGCATGTGGAGGCTGACTGGGGGTATGCGTGGCAAGGCTTTCAGGCTGGGCGGGGATCAGCCAGAAGTTGGTTGGAGGCGTGTCCTGGAGGCCATTTAAGGCTTGCTAATCGGCCAGGTGGGTTTATACCAGCCAATCGGATTAGCAAGCCTTAAATGGCCTCTGGGAGGCCGGTGAGCTTACAGGCGGATATTGGGCACGGAGAACTTAATTTCTAAGGATTGGGTGGCGTTATTGAATTTAATTCCGTTGTAGGAGGAAGCGTATCGTACCAATACATTTTCGTAAGTGACCAAATCCTGCTTTTGGCTGACGTGGAAGGTTAGAGAAATCTGTTCTACTTCTTGGCCGTAGAGTCCCAAACGCAGGCGGGGCTTGGCTCTCAGGCTGTAGTACTCTTCGCAAACTTTTGGCAAACCTTGAGTTTCTAGCTGGCGGTTGAGGTCCATGATTTGGGTAATAAGCATGCCATCCAAGACTGTTGTAATGGAAGTGGTGTCCACCTCAATGTTGAATTCAGGGCGTGCCTTAAGTGCTTCACTTAGCTGCTCTTTTGTCACGTTCCAGGCACTTGGTATGCCTAGCTTTTGGGCAAGAGTCATCATCTGAAAAGTGGTCATGTTATTGATTAGGGATTGGAGGTTGGCCATTTAATTTCTCGGTGTGTATACGGGCATGCGTGGTGTGGGCTGGGGATCAGTGGAAGGTATGCCACCAAAGGCTTACAGGCAGCCTGAGCAAGCCCGGGACTGGCCTGGAGGCTTGCTGGAGGCTGGGCAGCCTAGCGGCCTCAAGCAGCCTGTAGGGGCCTCAGGCAGCCTGAGCAGCCTGAGGCTTTCTGAGGCTGCGTAGAATTACAGGTGGATGTCAGGAACTCGGAAGTTCACTTGGGCGTTGCCTACTACTTTGCTGAAGTTGGCTCCGCGAGAAGCGCCCCTCACTTTGGACCATACTTGGTCAAATAGCTTTCTGTCTTCTCCTTGGTTGACTTTGAACAGCAGGCTGACACACTTAATTTGAGGCCCGTGTGCTTTGAATTCCACACTTGGCTCAGCACGCAGACTGAAGTTGCCGATGAACAATCCGCCGCGGAAGATGGCAGGCAGGCCGCGGGCTTCCAGCTGTTGGTTTAACTCCCACACTTGGGCTTCACTTAGGTGTCTCATAACCTTGTCCAGGCTGTCCAGGTCAATCGACGACTGGAACTTGGGGTTGGCGTTGACGGCCTGCATGACCTGCGCCTTGCTGCACTCCCAGGGGTTGGGCATACCTAGCTCTTCGGCCAGGGCGTTCAGATTTCTCGAGGACATGGAGTTGATTTGGGATTTGAGGTTAATCATTTAAGTTTCTCGGTAGGTTTGTTTGCTTGACTCTTTTAGTATGACCTGTTGCCGGAAGTAATAAAGCGGTGTATCTACTTAACTTCTAGAATTTGGCCTCTTATGTGTGTGTGTGTGTGTGTGTGTATATGGGAATGCATGAGTGTATGCATGCATGCGTGTGGGCGTGCTTACAGGTGGGCTGGAAGGCATGCCACCAAAGGCTTCCAGGCTTGCTGGGGATCAGCCTGAGGGCATGCTTACAGGTGGGCTAGGGGTATGCCACCAAAGGCTTCCAGGCTTGCTGGGGATCAGCCTGAGTGGAATGCCAACCAGAAGGCTGGAAGGCATGCCACGCAAGGATTACATGCTGTTTAGGGCGTGCTTAACTAGGCAAGCACAGGCTTCTTCGAGAGTATTAAAATGGGTCTGAGGCATGTTGGGGAACTCTTCATATTCGTTACAGATACTCCAGACATCATTACTTTTTATTACGTAATGGCCATAAGCAAATTCATTATCATTTATAAACATCTCGTAGCACTGGTAAGAGGTGAGTTCGAAAGTGGCTTTGAAGTTAATCATTTAATTTCTCGGTTGGGTTTGTTTGCTTGACTCTTTTAATATGACCTGAATTCTGGGGAATAAAATCAGTAAATGTACTTAACTTTGGTTGATCCCCAGAATTTGTATGTGGGTGTTTATACCAGGCCCAGGCATGCCAGCCAGAGGGCTGGAAGGCATGCCAGGCAAGGGTTCTAGCCGTTTCCTTGGAGTTGGTCAATCACATCTTGGAGTCTGAGATTCATACTCATAATCTCATTTAAGTAGCCCTTAGAATCAGGCAACTTTTCCAACTCTTTAATAGACTTCTGAATGGTGGCCACCTTATTGGCGAAGGTAATGATTTGAATTGCTTGGGCTTCTTTATTAGTCATTTAAGTTTCTCGGTAGGTTTGTTTGCTTGACTCTTTTAATATGACCTGTATCCGGAATTAATAAAGCAGTAAATACACCTAACTTCTAGAATTTGTTTGGGGCTCTTATATATATGTATATGCATGCCTGCGCGTAAGGGGATCAGTCCAAAGGCATACGGTGCAAGGCTTTTAGGCACTCTGGGGATCAGCCAAAATCTAGCCGGGGATCAGCCCAAATTTTTATGAATATAGCCGGGGATCAGCCCGAATTTTTATGAATATTAAAAAGTCTGCCTACTAAACTTTATGCATACTCTGAGTTGGAATACTAAACTTTATGCGTATTCATACTTTTTCATGAGCGTGCTTCCACATGAACGTATGAGCATACATCCACATGAACGTATGAGTGTGCTTTCACATGAGCGTGGATTCACTATTTGGTAGCCCGGCCGGCCCCATACACGCTCATACGTTCATGTATTCATGCTTTTAAGAAGCCTGAACGTATGAGCGTGCGTTCATGTATTCTTAATTGCAAAAGGGTACTATATAACCATATAGCTATATGGCAATATAATTGTGCGGCAATATAACCATATAGCTATATAGCAATTAAGTTTTAGAACGGAAATCCAACCAAAAAAGTTGATTGGTTGAATTCCAGTTCCCTAATTTTAATTTTCCATTTGTTCTAGAATTTTTTCGAGTTTTTTATTCAAATCCAAAAGTTTAGAAACATTTTCCCAAGAAATTGGCAAATCTTTTGAGATATTTAATAAAACTCTGGCTTTTAGAATTTTATCTTCCAAATCTCTAAGTAAATTTGCTTGAGCAAGTTTTTGTGTTTTTTCGTCGTACATCTTAAGAAGTCTCGTGATTTGTTTGCTTGACCTTTTTATTATAACGGAATAAAGTCTGAAGTGTACCAGTAAATATACTTAACTTTTAGAATTGAATACATAACCACATAACCATACAACTATATGGCTATATTGCTATATTGCTATATGGTTATATGAGCGTGCGTTCAGGCTTCTTAAAAGCATGAATACATGAACGTATGGACGTGCTTAGGGTGGCCCGGGGCTACTTTTAATAAGCATGAATACATGAGCGTGCTTGAGGGGCTTGTGGGCTACCAAATAGTGGTCTTGTGGCGTCCACGGAGGCTTGCTAAGTGGTTTACTGGTGTAATGCCTATTGACGGGTTTAGCAAGCCTTAATGGACGACGGGGAAGCCTTAGGTGGATTTATAGGCCGCTTTCGTAACTCTGCGCAAACTGGATAAGCCGTCTTTTAGCTTCTTTAAGTGTTTGGAATTCACTTTCATATAAATGGTCAATTTCAAACTCGTTACTGTCTATGGCCCACATACCATCGTTCTTAATTAGGTAGTAGGGAAAGGGGTCTTCGTTGTAGTTGATGTACAGGTAGTAACAACTAGCGTAAGTAAGCCTGAAAGTATAATTCATTTGAGTGCCTGTAAATTACTTCTAAGTATACTTTGAAAGAGCTTGTGATATAACCTAGGTATACTTTGCAAGCAACAAAGTCTTCTGTGAGTCAGGCCCACTTTGCGTAACTGTTATGTTGTACACCAGGTAGCCAGATACATTGCCTAAGTGGTCAGTGTAGCTTATAGACTGGCCTAGGGATGCTGGAAAGAAGTATGAGACAGCCACCTCAATGCTTTGGGCTAGGCTGTTGTTCTCTTTAAGCGTTCTTGTCCCGTACACTTGGAGTTGGGAAAGAGTGTAACAAAATGGCGCTTCTATGGACTCAGGTACGCCCTCTAGTTGCTCTGCGGCGGAGTCGGTTATGCTGTCAAAAACCAACGCAGACTTTAGGCCAGGACGAACCCACTTAGAGCCACTTGGGCTTTCTGGAGTTACTACTGCGGGTTGGACAATAAATGACTTGTCAGAGTCTGAATAAGCGCCCTCTGAGGTAACTTTGGACCACTCTTGCGTAAATCCCTCAAAAGTACTGGTCTCTTGTGGGTTGCTTGTAAGTGTAGAAAAGCGCTCGTCAGAAACACCATGCAAGCGGTACACAAAATTGTTATCAAGCTTGTAAGTTTCTTTACGTATTGCCGTAAGGAGGTGGATATAGTCCTTTACGCATACTTCGTTGTTCACTTGCGGTGTATTTACGTACGTCTCAATAGCGTATTCCAGGTTGCCACTGAATAGTCTCCAAACGCGTGGGCTGTCTGCGTAGTTGGAATCACTTGAGAGCAGACGGTCAGAAGCTTGGTATTGCTTGCCCACCACCCAAGTTTCTGACTTGCTGACTAGGAAGCTGCCTGAAGCGTGTGGGTAGTAGCCGAGTGCTAGGGTGGTAGTACTTACAATCTGCCAGGATGTGGGTATGGGAGTCCCGTCACACTGGTCCTCGCTATAGTCAGCATCTGAGATTACTGAGGCTGTGGGCACGTATCCCATAAGTACTTTTGTTTGGAACACTAGGGTATCACCTATGAAGTGGCTGGTTATGGTGGTCTCCGTGTAGCCACTTTGGAACCATGGACGTATGTTGGAGGGCAAGCTAGAGACTATTTTAGAGACTTCTATGCGTGGATGCAAACTCTCTAAGATTTCATACTGGTTGCTAACACGCAGTCTAGGTATGGCCACATAACTGGAGGCTACTTGCGTGTCAACCTCAAGTGTGTTTTGAAAGCTGAGGGGCAAGCTAAAGTTTTCTAGGTAGTTGGGCCTAGGTATTGCTATAATTCCGCCTGAGGGATTACACCTAACGTCCTGGTTAGTAGGCGCGTAAAGTGCCTGCAAATACTGGTAAGGGGTTTCAGATGAAAATGTTTGGTCATTGCGGTCAATCAGCTGGTGGCCATTGGGGAATGTACGGGTAAGTAGGCCATTATATTGCGCGTATATTTTTGCTGCTTGTTGTGCAGTCCTAGGCAATTCCCCGCAATACAGTTTGGTTCTCATTCTTGCTCTTTCGTTGAACAGCGCCAACTCATCACCCAGACTCAGGGTGGCAGAAAAGTAGCCTGACTCTTCGATCGACAGAATAGGGCTAGCTAGTAAGTAAAGTGAGGCTATGCTGAGTGTTTGAAATAGCTTGGATGTGGCCTGGCTGGTTGCTGGTAAGGCAAACTGTTGAGTGACTTCAAAGCGTTGTCCAACAGCCAACAAGAAGTCTGGAGGCAGGCCTGTGAGTGATACGTATCCTTCTATGAGGCCACTTAGGGGGAAGCTAAGTGAAAAGCCATTAACGTACTCACCTAGCTGAAGGTTGTCTGAGGTGCGCGTGAGGCCTACTGACGAAACGGAGGTGGTTAGATTTAGGCTAGGCTGGGAAGTAAGCCTAGGTAGTCCAGCAAACTGAAAGCCAGCTGATGTAGGGCTTTGGCTTGCTTGGGGTGTAGGTGCGTCTAGTATTAGTCCCGCGGGCATACTTAGACTGTCTAGCAGAGTGCCTGTGAAGTTTATACCGCTGTTGGTTTCTAAGGCTGCTAGAAAGGTTAACCCAGGCCTGCTAGGTGTGTTCCCCGTGAGAGCTAAGGTCATTGCTCAAAATCTCAAATATAATTTTTAATTAAGTGCCAACAAAAGGGCCCCAGGCATGCATGACACACTTGAGGCTTGCTTGAGGCATACCTGACGTATACCTGAAGCACACTTGAGGCTTGCTTGACGCATACCTGAAGCACGCTTGAGGCTTGGCTATGGCTTGGAAGGCTTGCTGACGTTACTTGATAAGGTGTACTCAAGACTCTTAATGTTTTTTATTAAAGATTTGGGGAGCTCTTCAAGTGGTTCTTCCATGTATCCTAGTGAGACCACACCCATGAGTATGTTGCCTAGGTGGAGCCCGTAGAGCACTGTGTGGTAGCCTTGTATTTGCTTAGTTATTTGTTTGGTATCAGCAAAGCATCCTGACACTTTGTTGTTGTACAGCTTAACGCTTACCTCGGTGGGATTGAGATTTTGTAAGTGTTTTAAGGGTAGCAAGGTGTTGGGTTCGTTTACGGTGTAGTCCCAGTTGAGGTTGCAAAAGTGATAACCAAACTCTGACACTTCACCATTAGAAAGTACACCTAAAGCACACCATTTTGCCGTGGTTGAATTAAGTATCTTATTGACGTGGTATAAGACCTCTTTCTTAAGCTCTGAGGTGGGATCTAAGGTATACTTATAAGCGTCCTTGGGTTGGACTTTAAGAAATTTTATAGTTGTTTGTAAGCTTTCTTTAAGCTTGCCTAGGCTTATGCGTGTGATGATTAACGACATGGATGCAACAAGCAAAGCAATATCCAGCAAGCCTGTGAAAACTTCTGGATTGTCGTCTACCCACTTGTTGATAATAGGAGGGTGTGTGGGATGCTCTTCTCGTGTTTCCATTTCAATAGGCCTAGTGTGATACAACTTAAGTACGCTAAGACAACCCAGGGCTGCCGATAGTAGCAGTATCAACTTCTGTCCATACTTTAAGTGCACATACAGATCAACTTTTGCTTATACATTAATTTGCTAATAAGAGACCACAGTACTGCTAAGTGTATAGGCTTATAGACGCTCGGTGCAAATTACGTCTGCCTTAAATTGCTAATGTCTTGCCATACAAGCTTGTGGCAGCTGTGTGGGCTTGTTAGTTGGTTTCCTAGTGGTTAATAAGGCAAACTGGTTGACGTGCCTCCGTGGGCTTTGTGGCTCTAGAAGGTATACTAATGGGGCACTAGAAAATGGCGGAATCCTGTAACCCATGTATACCAAGCATTACACCTCAGAAGTGCGGGGGGCCTATGGGTATGAAGTTGGAAAGCTGCTTGTAGTGTTGGAAAGCATGGTGGGCATGCTCTACAGGCTTTTTAGCATACCCTGGGCGATAGCAGCCCTAAGTAATAATTTGGAAAAAGGGCATGTGAGTTACACGAAAAAAAAAAAGCACTAGGTGTACTGGTGAATGTACTGGTATAAAAGTGGCCACTCAAGTTTCCTCAAGTGGCCAATAGTTGTTCTAAGTTGTTAATACGGGCGCCTAGAGTAAACTACGCAAAGAGTATGTTTCCTTGTAACCCTCAATCGAACGAACTGGCACCGTGTAGCTTGGGTGAGCGTCTGTCACAATGCCCACCTGGCTTACGTTTAGTATACCTGTGTCTACTCCGGCGTACATAACACCCTCTAGACATTCTAGAACAACTCTGAAGTGGTTATAGTAAACGGTATCACAGTTTGCAATAGGCCTATATTCACTGTCTAAAAACCCAAGAGTGCCTGTGTTTTTGCTTATTAATCCACCGTTGACTAGATGCCAAGTAGCTATACCTATCTTCTCTTTTTCAGGAAGTTTACTCATGTTCTTAATAAAGACCGATTGGGTGGAGTCAGAGCCGATAGCGGGGGTATCACTTATTTGGATGCTATTGTGGTACCCCAAGTACTTTTTGTAATACTTACGTAACTTTTTAGGTATGTTAAAGTCAAACCTATTTCCCGTCTTATTGAGCAAACTGTAGCAAGCCAGCTGTACCACATAGACGAGCTTATCACCTAGGCTGCCCTTGAGTGCTAGATTAAGTTCTGCATCATACCTCTTTTTAGAATTGAAAGATGGCATGGGGTCTGCGTACACATCCTTATACACATCTTTAATTACAAACGCAAGTCTGTCATTTAGAAGCTCCGTGTCAAAGTAAGCACTCAAAGAAGGCACACTACCCTTGACAAATTCACTTAAAGTGTACCTATTTTTTAGATAGACAAACTTGTTAGTGTGCAGGTCTAAACACTGACGAGAGGTGTTCAATAAACAATGTGAGTTTTGAGTATACTTTTTAATCTCTAGAATAACCTCTTTGTTATCAAATGCCCACTCCAAGGCTGCTAATGAAAAGCATTCTTTCTTTTTGAACAACGCCAGGTTGTCTATTACGAACGTAAGCTTACAAAGGCTTTCGGAGGTAAGCCCAAAGTACTCACGTACGCTCAAAGGCCACCACGAGTTGAAACTTTCAAGCTTAGGTATAAATACACCCTCAGTGCGCCAGTAGTGTTCCTGAGTGTTTACCCAATGCTTAAATTCATCGTTAAACGTTGGCGAGACTATTTCAAAAAGCGGCTTGAGGTAGTCATGTCCTTTGCATCTTGGGGGTGTAAGTACTATGGCGTAATGGCGTTCAACTGGATACAACATATTCTTAGGTGGTCTCATTGATTTACTTTATAAGTATAACAAAAGCAAACAGCATGTGCAGCGGGGGACCAGGCTAAGTAAATTAAATAAGCAAATACTTAGCAGCCCCAGTTGACAAATAGTTGGCTATGTGGTACGCGCGTGCGTGTGTCATGTGCGTGCGTCATTAATTAGAGGGAAACAATTCAGGAAATATGTAAGGGGCTAGGCTACCAACAAAAGGCCATTGTCGTATATTTAATAAAGAAGCAACAAACACACGCTTCAAACACTTAAACACAAAGAGACTTTTATTATGACTACTCCACAAATCACACGTACTAAGACACGCATTGACCTTTTGGTTGACCGTATTATCGAAACGCTGGTAAGCTACCCAACACTGTCCATTAATGCTGTTGCAGTTGCTTCATCTTGGACTCAATCCAGCTTCCTGCGTGCTTGTGAATCTCGCGAAATCTCCTTGCCTGAGCGTGAAGGTCGCGCCTCAATTGAATCGCTGTTGTCTGAGTATGCAAAAGCACGTGACTTTGACTCTATCACCTTGCTGATGGACGCAGTTGACCATATGGTGGATGCCCAGACATGCTTCGTAGAAGAGCCACCAGCCAAAGAGCCAGCACCTAAGAAAGTCTCCAAGAAAGCACAAAAAGCTCTTGACGAAGCTGCTGCCGCTGACGAAGCCACCGACGAAGAAGTTGCTCAAGACATCTGGCCTGAAGGTGAAGTAGACGAAGACAGCGACGACGACGAAGACGACCAGTTTTAATTCCAGTCTGTTTGTTTGATTAACTAAGTGCCTCTTGCCCCAAAAGCCTGAGGCGCTTTTCTTACCCACCTAGGCAAAATCAATGGCAAGACCTAAGTACCATTACGTGTACATGACCACTTATGCAAACGGTTCAATAACTCACGGCACGCGTTCATGCAAGTGCACACCAGCCCAGGATACTAAGTATGCAGGCCCAGAAGCACTACAGGGAGGCGTCTGGTGGAAGTGCTCATACTACAAGACCATCCTAGGTGTATACCCAACTAGACAAGAAGCGCTTGATGAAGAATACAAGCTTGTTGCAAAAGCCACTTCCGGCCGCTAAATCCAACACCCCGGGCCCCTAAAGACATGCCATTCAAACCCACCCTGTCCGCTAGTATTGACTCAGAAAACCAAATCATCCTACCAGCATACGCAAGCCCCAAGCTTGACGGCATTAGGGCTGTAGGTACTGCTACGGGCTTGCTGTCAAGAAGCCTTAAGCGTATTCCCAACATTGCCACCCAAGAAGCCTACAAGCTTGCATTAGAAACGCACCCACAGCTTGTTGGCTTAGACGGTGAACTAACAATATCCTATACGCCCCACAGCCTGGCTTATTGGTTGGATGAAAAAGGGGCCAAACATGGAGGCATAGGAGGAGACTACAACAACATCCAATCTGTAATCATGAGCGCCAACAAGCAAGCGTTGAACGTTTGCTGGAACGTATTCGACGTATGGGATGAGGACCCCGCCAAGAGCTTCACGCAACGTTCCCAGCGACTAAAAATGAAGCTCAACAACAATCTGATTTGCTTCTATCAAGACGACCTCCCAACCTCCCCGGTGTTCAACGTCTGCACCGTGCCTCAAACGCTTATCACCAGCCTAGAACAACTCGAAGCATACGAAGCAAAACAGCTAGGCCTAGGGTATGAAGGTGTTATGCTTAGGAGTCCAACAGGACCCTATAAGTATGGCCGCAGTACCGTTCGACAATTTTACCTAGCCAAGTTGAAGCGCTTCCAAGACTCTGAGGCAAAAATTGTAGACTTTGTAGAGCAAGAATCCAACCTGAATGAAGCAACCATAGGTGAGCTAGGACAAACTAAGAGGAGTGCCCACAAAGCCAACAAAGTAGGCAAAAACACTTTAGGCGTACTTATAGCAGAGCACCCAACGTTTGGACAAATACGTGTTGGCACCGGTCAAGGACTCACAGCACACTTACGCAAAGAAATCTGGGACAACCAACCTAAGTATGAAGGTCAAATAATCAAATTCAAGTACCAGGCCATAGGTACACAAGACAAGCCACGACTACCAATCTTCGTTGGCTTCCGGTCACCTGAGGATATCTAGCCCAGCCTCCGCAATCCAAGCATTCTCAAAGCAGCCCAGCCCACGCAACCCACGCATTCTCAAAGCAGCCCAGCCCAGCCTCCGCAATCCAAGCATTCTCAAAGCAGCCCAGCCCAGCCTCCGCAATCCAAGCATTCTCAAAGCAGCTAAGGCTACTAACAGAATGCTTTAATGACATACTTAATTAAGACACTTACAGGTTACCCAAAATGTTTGGACTATTTCTCAAGACTCTCCCCGCTACGCTTGCAAGCTTACTGGGCACCCAGTCTATTGCACTTAATGAGGCACTTGAAGTTCTCAATCTTCCTTCACTGTACCCTAGCAGTGAGTATGCGCGACATTACAGTATGCGAGCGACTCCGCAATTTAAGTTCACTTGGAGAGGCCTGAAGCTTAACCGTATTTACCTAAGGTTCCAAGTAAACGAAAAAGAGGACCCCACGCTATTTGGGTACATCCTGGGACACGTGAAAGGTGCCAAACAAAGCATGCACGTAAACAACGCAGGCATCAAGCAGATTGACTTGCGTGTGCCAGATATCCAACTGTAGGAGTTTACAGCGTCCATTGGGGCATCCAAACCAGCAGACCGACTGGTAAGCCACACGACCGACCAACAAGCCTCAATGGACACCCCAGGCACCTCTAACGGCATACCCTTAAACCCAAGACCAGCATGAAAATTCTCAAAATTCTCTCGTTTGTTCTAATTATTACCCTTTACTCCTCCTTCCAGCCCGCTTACGGTAATCAGTATTGGGTAATGGAATACACACTAGGAGGCAAGTCCGTATCCCTCAGGTTTGACGACCCAACCACTTGCAAAACAACAGCAGACTTATTGAACACCAGCAACCGGATTAAAGTTACCAACACATGCTCCAGCATCTGGACCTAGGCCTAAGTGATGAAAAGACCCTCTATAAACCAGTATCTCATGACTATGGCATTTCAGGTGGCAACAAGGGCTACGTGTGAAGAAGCCCAAGTAGGCTCCGTGCTAGTGTCCAAAGATAACCACATCCTAGCCACGGGTTATAACGGCTCACCGGCTGGTCAGTCCGAGTGCCTAGGTAAGGCCTCCTGCAAACTGCTAAGAGACCGCGGCAAAAGTGGAGTGTACCAACTATGCCCGACCATACACGCAGAAGCCAATGCCATTTCGCAATACAGGGCAGCCTACGGCAAGCCACATGCGCCCAAAGGCTCCCGGATATACGTAACTACGGCACCATGCTTATCGTGCCTTCAGCAGCTCCTGGCAGCTGGCGTAAATCATGTGGTTTACGGCTCTTCAAACAGCTGGCTGAGTGTAGCCCAAGATTACACAAAGTATATGCCTGATGTATACTTAGAAAAGTACTACTTGAGGGCAAACTCAAGTGCTCCTTTGCTTCTCCACTGTAAAGACCCACACACCCACGGATGCCAATAATGAACCCAAATAACACTTACGAAGTCACTTCTCAAAACTTTGACGCAACATATAAAGACATTTTCAAGTACATTATGAAGTATGGCGTGGCACACAAAGGCACAACAGCCGTTTTCAATGTGTCCTGGTCATTTCAAGGTTGGATGACACCTGTATTAGGATTACGCAAAGTGTACCTAGGCACTCTAGTTAAAGAGCTCAACTGGATTCTTAGGGGTGAATACAACGTCCAAGCGCTTGGCAAGCAAGCTCACATCTGGGCTCCGTGGGCAGACAAGAACGGCAACCTCCAGTCTAGCTATGGCCGTTACCTGAGAAGCTTTCCAACCAACTTTACACCTAGCCCAGGAGAAGCTTGCCAAGACACCCTAGACAAGTCTCCAAGGGGCCTAGGTGGCATTGATCAGATGCAAAAGCTCTTAGAAGGACTGCTAGAAGAAACGCCTAGCCGCAGACTTCAAGCATCCCTCATGCACCCTGAATCGCACTACTCTTCTAACCTACCACCATGCATGTCTGGCCTGGGTCTAAACTGGTTTGCCACCGAGAGAGATGGACGCAAGCTTATTGCAAACATCAAGTTCCGTTCCTCAGACTTTGGCATTGGATTCGTATTCGACATTTTGCAGTGGTACCTAGTTGTTCAAATGCTCATCCAGGAAGCCAACAAAAGTCTACCATTCAGCGAGCAATACAGCCTTGCCTCGTATACCTTTTCAGCCGACTGCATGCATGTCTATGACCAGCACCTATACAGCCTACGTGAGATGGTCACAAGGCTCAATACACCTGCTATAGAGTGGCACGGATATTACCTAACGCTGCCTGAAAACTCTCTGGATATGACTGAGGACATTCAACTAAATATTCCTCATTACCACCCATATGACTCAATCAAGCTTCCTCTAATCGTCTAGCCCACTTATGGCTTACTTACGAGTAAGCCTTTAAGTATAATTAAAATACACTTACGGACAACTAAATGCTTGGAATTCTTGCAACTGATGAGCGATACGGACTAGCACAAAAGGGTAAACTCCCATGGGAGTGCCCCGCGGACATGACGTTCTTTAAGACCATGACCACAAACAGAATACTATGGGTATCTAAGAGCACATTCAACAGCTTACCTAACAGCGTCAAGAAAGACCCCAAGCGTGGCTTCAAAATCCTGACCAGCAACCCTCAAAACGCCCATGAATACACCTTTGACCAATTCAACCCACGCCTGCTGAGTAACGACCACATCCTCATAGGTGGAACAAAGGCATACAACAAATTGCTGAGAACTTGCGCCTGTGTATTTCACACCACCATCAAAGGCACTTATGGGTGCGACACTTTCCTTATAGAAGATGCCACATTCGGCTGGTTTCCTCACTGCCTGAGGCTCATAGAGGCACCTACGTTTTCTATCGATGTATATTACAAGTTTCCCAGCTGCCTCCCACCAGACGCGCTCAGGAAAGCAGCTGACATCTCTTGGGAAGACTAGGTTACCTAGAACCCTTTCACGACTCATACTAATACAGTAACCCACCAGTAAAACAATGAACGACTTTCAAGAGTACCTAGACAATCCCAAAATTGCCATCGTTGGTCGCTTACTAAACTACTTGAACAATCCCAACATGAAGACACTGCCGGCGTCTTGCACAATCCTTGTACCAACATTTCAAGACTCAGGCATCCGTGAGCTTATCCACTTTGTATCCAAAGCACTTAGGTGTGGCGCCGGTGTAAACGTACACCTAGACAACTTTATCCCAGCCCTGAACTACTTGGAAATGGGTGAGTGTGCCATAAGCTTGCACCCAGACCACCCCGAATACACCCCAGACATGCTCCAAGCAACTCCCTGGTCTTTCCCAGTGTCTGATAGCATGGAAGAAGACTGCCAAGTGTGGCCTGCGCACTCAGATATTGCCCGCAAAGCAAACCTGTCAATTGAGCAAGCAATCTACCACGCTTGGTCTGCTGGTGAGGGTGGCTATGACTTGCAATTTGACCTAAGTGCTTTAAGACCACCAAACACACCTAACAGCGTTGGCATGGTTTCCTCTGGCGCACTTAGCTTCGGCGAATGGATTAAGTCTGCGTATGAGTTTGGCAAAAAGTCAGACATTGAAAGCCTCCTGTATTTCCTAAGTAACTTCAACGGTGTACTCTTACGTGGAGGACATTACAAAGGCGGTGCAATTACCACCTCTATGCCAGTGTGGAACAAGAGTGCCCTAGACTACCTGACCCTGCCTAAAGAAGCCCACCCATGGCTAAAGAAAGGCCTCACGCTTTCCTCAGACTACTTCGAATATGGCTTGGACGAGCTGATCATTGAGAAAGTTAACAACGGCTCTCTCTGGCTTGAAAAAGCTGTTCAACAAACCACCAACGGCTATGACTGGCTTACCTCCGTGGACACAGGACTAGACGAAAGACTTCGCTCTAATGTCTGCCGAGAAATCCAAATAACCTCTAAGGCTACGTGTGACCTCTCCCACGGCAACCTAGGTCAAATTGCCTACTTCAATGAACTACCTGATATGCTGGTAAAGACCACACGGATGCTTTGCACACTTAAGTCTATGGGCATACAGGACACAGCAGGCATATACAAGAAGTCCTCTGAAGACAAGCAAATAGGTGTGGGTCTAATTGGCCTAAGTAACCTTCTGGCTCGCTTTCAAATCACTTACAGGGAGCACGTAGACTCACTCAACCGAGTAATCAAGATGGTTACCAAAGACAAGATAAACGATGCTTGTTATGGCTTTAGAATACTGTCTAAGCCTGAGTTTGAAACCGACAGTGACAGTCTTGCTTGGTGGATGATTATGGCCTACGTAGAAGCGTCCAAAGTGGCACGCTCCTATGGCATGGAAAGAGCGTTCTGTATTGCGCCCACAGCCAATTCTAGCTTCCGTTATACCGACCTAGAAGGCTACAGCACATCACCTGAAATCAGTCCACCCATCAGCCTGGAAATAGAACGACTTAGTGAGACTCTAGAAGACACCGATATATTCTTCTACCACCCAAATGCCGAGACTGCTGAACAGGTTGGCTTTCATACATACCAGGGCTTGGTTGAAGCCTACCAAGAGTTGTTCAATGTCACTGGGTTGGGCCACTCAATATCGTTCAATATCTGGGAGCCCATTGACTTCACATTCCTAGACTGGTTTGACAACAGCGAAGTGCTAACCACGTACTACCGTATAACCGTAGACCAGGGCTATTTGAACAAGTCCACCCAGTTCGGTGATGAAATCAAGTGTGATTGCGTAGGCTAGACTTGAGTGCTAGGGTTGCCTCAGGTAGCCCTAGCCCTTTTGCCGTTACTTATATTCACATTAGCAATACCCCCACTATGCCAAATACTTACGAAGAATTCCGAGCGCTTACAGAAGCCCAACTGGTATTGCCTAGTCCCACCCCTGAGTCTGAGTTCTATTCATTCATTGGCCGCAAGTCAGGATGGCAACCAGCCAAGTACACCCAAAGCACCTTCAAAGTTAGCCCCGTCAATACCCACGTAGCCGTTCAAAAAGCCCTGGCGCTGGCACTCGCACTTGAGATTCCCGTTGGTGAGTTTACCCTAGAGGCCAGCAAGCGTGAATTCACCGGTGAGCAGCGGTGGGCTCTCCTGGATAACTCCAAAGACGAACTGGTGCACTATGAGGCACTTAGCAATTGGGCCTCAGGTTTGAGCACAAGCCTGCCTCAAGAGTACCTAGATGAAGCACAAGCTATGTGCGAAGAGTTCTTGAGCAATGTAGAGCACCCAGTACTCAAGGCAGGCTTTATTGAGCTGGGTATATTCTTCCCAGTGCTGTCCATCTTTCGCAAGTTTGGCACCACATCACTCAAGCTCTTGGCAAGTGATATCAGCCGCGACGAAGCAAGCCACGTGCTTACCAATTGGGCTGTTATCAAGGAGCAAGAAATTGCTTGGGATTTACCATCGTTGAACAAAGTTAGACGTGAGGTAATATCCTGGCTTACGGAAGACATCAAATCTAGCAAATTTGGCGCAGACTTTTGGCTGGCCCAGAGTGATTCGTTAATCACCACACGCCAGGCAGAAGGACTGAAGTTTACCAAAGTAGCCCAGTATACAGCATTGTTCGAAGTGGATAACCGCTCGCTTGCTCAGTACTAAATCGAACGACACTTAAAGGCCAGCCTAGGTTAACTTCTGGGCTGGCCTTTTAGTTTGCCTTTAGCAAGCCTTTACGCATACCCTGGGCCCCTAAGTAAACCCAAGGCTTGATTACCCACTAAAGCACCATTCAAGTATAATAAAAGAGACAAACAAACACACTCAAGTAAACACTTTTTATGGCTAGTAAACTCAAGACTATCTACGTATTTGAAGGTCCTGACCGCGTTGGCAAATCTAGCCTAGCCAAAGCGTTCTCAGAAGCTATCAACGCACCTTTATTTCACTTTGGCAAACCTGACCCAGCACTTGTAGAAGAAAGAGGTTTGCAGTATCAATACGAAGACCTTACAAACATATTTTCCGACATCGTTCTTGACAGGTCCTGGGTGTCTGGTCTGTTCTATGAGATGTTCAGGCGCAACCAACCTGCAAGCCTAGACTCCGTAGTCAGCCTAGAAAACCGCCTTATGCACCATGGGTTTAATCTCCAGTACATATTCGTCAACAGACAGTGGTCTAAAGGCATAGAGAGTGACCACCTAGAAGAAGTTGAAGCGGGCTTGGGATACGGAAACATGCACATAAGGAAATTTGAGCACGTAATGTGGCCCATGTTTGTTTATAAGTTTCTCCCCTTGACAGCGGCAAATCTTCAAGTGGTACATAGCCCCGCACCATACAACCTAAAAACTTCTGTATCCAACCTAGTAAATACCCATGAACACCGACAAGCAGTTAGACAAAGCTATGGTAAATCTAGCAAACGAATTCTTAGGATTTTTAACTCTCAGACAGAAGTCTGTCCTGGTGCTCTTATATGGCCTTCAAGCAAGTGGCCTAACAATGACCCAAGCAGAACTTTCTAAGCACCTGAAAGTTAGCCCCAAGCGCATCTCTGCACTTAGAGAAGATGCCCTGAACAAACTAAGGTGGGCTAAGTACAAACCCTTGCTTGACCTAGCAGCCTCTAGCCGCTCATTTGAACACTTCTAAAAACACCATGAACATACCCCTAGTTATTTACGATTACCGTGTACTATGTTTCTTAATCATGAGCACAATAGACGGTAACGAAATGCAGACCGCTGAGGAGCTCATACTTAATGGGCATTACTCAAACAAAATAGAGGAGCTTGAAAGCAACCCTGCGTTGCGACCATACCTAGACCGTGAGGAGCTTGTGCAGTACATTAAGTGCTGCTGGGCAATAGTACTTAATAGAGGACCAAACGCATGCCCTTATCAGCCCCACACCGCGGTAGTGGTAGACGACGACGGGAAAACAACTCCCTACTGGAGAAAGCAGATATTTCCCACCTACAAAGGCAACCGTAGCAAGAAGCCTGAGCTGGTGCTATCAGTTGGACAGATAGGCTTGCAGTATGTAAATGCACCTAAGTCTACCTTCCACTACTTTTCGTGTCCTGGGTATGAAGCAGATGACTTCGCCGGCGCATTTGTGTATCTTAAGAGGCTCAACCAAAAGCTTCCTGGAGGCAAACCTGAGCTAGGTGACCGAGAAATCTGGCTATACACCGTAGACTCCGACTGGATGCAATTGGTGGGCGACGGGGTTACCTGGTACAACACTGGACCATGGGAGCCACGCATCAGAGGGCCTATTGAGACAGCCGGCTGGGCACTTAAGCGCCTCAAGGTTCACATCTCGCATCCTAGCCAGATTGTGGATACCAAAATGAAGCAAGGAGACAAAAGCGACAACCTACCCCCCAACACACCTAGATACATGATTGACCTGATGGTGGGCCATCCTGAGTACCACCTAAGGCACAACTTGCCCATCTGGAGACAGCTAGAGCTTACACTAGGGTCTACGGAAGTTAACCAGAATTTAATACACTGGGGAACAGCAAAACGTTGGATCATGAGACGTGGATACAGACTACCCGTCTAGCACACTTAAACGCATACACCATCAGGAACAGACATGCCTCGGACTAACGACCTTTACGACTTGATTGCCAAACTAGCCCCTAACATACCTAGCCACTTTTTGTACACTCGTGATGACCTCATCAGTGAAGTGTACTTAAAAGCTGTTACACTTAAGCTGACCTCCACCCAGGCACTTGAAATCAAGAAACTTGTAGTAGAGGCTAGCTATTCACGCTATAGACCTAAGTACAAAAGCCACAGCACTGCTACTTACACAGCGGAGGAGCTTGAGATATATTGTCGCGAGCGCTTAGTCTTGCCTGAGGATACACTTGCTCCTACCCAACCTGAGGCCAACTTATGGGACTACCTCCGAGAGGCACTCACCCTACACCTTGATTACACTCCGTAATCCTTTCACAGTATACTATAAGAAGTTAAGCAAACCCACTTAACACGAGTCTAACAAGCCTATTAAAAGGCATTTTGTTCACTTAACTCAACAAGAAACACACATGAAACTTTTCAACAGCCCTATTTCCACCGAGAATGCTTCCCTAGGCGCTTACACAGGACGCCGGTACAACAAAGGCTTCAACTCAATCTCTTTCACTGACTTAGAATCAGTAAGCAAGAACACCTCTAAAAGCCTCTCCGTGCTCTACCGTGTATTTGCTGGCATCGAACCAGAAGCGGACGCAACAGCTATTTCTATCGCTGTAGAGTCTGGAGCATTCAAGCGTTTCTACGGGCCAACACTCAGCCAGAAAGATGACCAATTAGCTATCGACTTTAACGGCACTGCGCTGACATTTGAAACAAAGAAAGGAGCACTTATTGCAGGCCTTCCTGAAGGCGTGGATGTCAAGTTGGGCTTTGAATCCATCGACTTGAACGGCTTCAAAGAGACCACCTTCAAAGTATCTATCTTCATTGAATCTTCTGACACGCTGTTGGTCTTCAACCTGCCTATCCGGTTTGCTGACTACAAAGCTGAAAAAGCAACAACAACAGACGTCCTGAGTACAATGCTTGAACGCAAGCCTAAGGACCTAGTAGCCAAGCTGGATACACCCTACGCAGGCTCTGATTTTGACGGGCCCACTCTGAAGTTGGGACAGCTGATTACAGGTGAAGTTTATGCAATCACCTCAGTCCGCGCTGTCAATACCACGCATGGCTCCAGCTATATGTTCACCATTGAGCCAACTACACCTGGTCAAACATACCTGGAAGTGGCCAGTATTGAAGACACCGAGGAAGAGGTAGCACTTGAGCAAGCAGAAGTATGGTCCAACCAGCCACTTAAGAGCTTCTTCGGTAGCCAGCCTAACATCACTCAAGAGAACCCTGCGCAGCTCTTGATTCGCGGCAAGAAAGCAACAAAGAGCGGAAACATCACCGTAGACGCCGCTTGTATGTTTGACAGCCCTGACGTCGTTGCAGTTGATGAGGAAGACTTAGACTTTAACTTCTAGGCATACTTAAGGCAGCCTGAGCCTTCTTGGGCTGCCTTAATTTTACCTTAAGTAAACTTCTAGCAACCCCCAGGCTTGGCTATGACAGACAGACACAATGCGGAAGTCCCTAACCAGGCAGGATTTGAGGATGACCTCCAGAGCCAGCTGGATATACCTACAACAGCTGAAGCATATAGGTCAGGCATAGATTACTTTTCTCTAAATGGGTATCGCTTAACGCCTGACATAGCAGGCCAATTTTGCTTCCACCGCGTATTCAAGCTAAGCGCACCTATTAAGCTCAAGGGTATACACTACCCCAAAAGCTTCAAGGTATGGACCCAAGTGGCTTCTCAAAGGGCTATTGAACGCTTTGAGAAAGTTGTTCTAGAGTGGCTCCAAAGAGACCCACAAGCCAATCAACTATGGTTACCACTCATAAAACCTGACGCAGCCAAACGCAAGCCAATCTATGCCTACACCCAGTCTCTAGTAAACCTCAAGAGTACCCAAGAAAAACAGTCCATTGAACCGGATAATTACGGCGTGGATACATTCCCCAGGATATGCCTAGAGGATGAATCACCCGCCGCCGTTGCACCTAGGGCATTTGTTCCCCTTGCTGAGTGGTTTCCCGCCAGCGTACGTAGCCTAACCCTCATAGACTTACTTTCACTCTTCCCTGAAGCCGAACGAAACTTGCTGGCACTTTGCATAGGCCGCGCTGTCGTAGGTAAGTCAGGTGCCATAACTCCTTCAGGTGTCCTAATCAAGCACACCTCCCGTATGGCTGCCATCATACTAGGTAAAGACCCCGGGCTAGGCAAATCCACCCTGTTTGACATGCTCTGGAAAGCACTTGAGAGCACGGGATATATTGTAGAAACCTTTAGCAAGATGGGAGCTCGCTTTAACCTAGGTAGTGTTGCTACTGCCGATATCATCTACAAGGATGACATTACCTCATCTGGATTAAAGTCTTTTGTTGCCAGTGAAAATACTAAAATTATTATTACTGGCAACGGCTTACTTAGGGTAGAAGACAAAGGTGTTAACGCAGTAAACGTTAGGCCATGTGGGGCTATATTCCTTAACTCAAACGAATTCAATCCACGCAACGTTTACAACATTGACCCAGGCACCGCTGATAGACTGAAGATGCTTAGTACTTTGCGCAAAGGAGAACTTGACTCACTTGAACCTGACTCCGCAGCATACCCTGAAATCAAACTAGAACAACTTTCTAAGGACCTGGATGTACATACGCACACCATCATGCTTTGGTTGGCCAGGCTATCCGCTGATTACTTTTGGAATTCTATCCAACCTCTGAAAGAGTCTAAAGAAAACCAGCTAAAAAAAGAAGTACACTACTGGACACACCGCCTGAGAGTACCCTTACATAAGAACGCAACTAGCCAGGTGCTGGGTTTGTTCTTGTTTACTCACTTGTACGAAGTCAATCACGGGTCTAAGGCAGGACGCAAGAAGTTTGTAAAAATGGTGTCTAGCCAATCAACTCCTATAAACGCAGTAGACTGGAAGCCCAAGATAGGACGCTTTTGCGCTTTCGTTGCCGACCCCAGCAGCCTCCCATTCCAAGCGTTCCTTAGGTGGCACTTTGAGACAGTCGACCCAACCAACGAATATCACCCATACCTAGGCCTGCGCATCTTAAGCACAAAGCATGTAGCCTACATGGAAACCGAGATGGCCCAAGTACTTAGCTACCCTGAGATTATCTCTGAGATTATGGACCAGCTAAAGTTGTCTCAGGGCTTGCCTCTTTCTAAAGACTACGTGTGGCTTAACGAATCATGGACAACAATACTTCCGCAAACTATCGCAAACTTAAAGCTTGCCCAACAAATGGAGGATGTTGCTTATGTCCTAGACGAGGATGCCGACCTAGCAAACTCCGTGACAATCAAATCAGAGTCCATAGGTAACCACCAGTTGGCCTTGGACCAGTATTATACGCCTGAGATACAGCAGACAATATCAGACGCTTGGGAAGACGCACAATAGGCTCCCTGGAGACGCCTAAAGGCTTGCCAACCAGTAAGCCTTTAGTTTGCCATTAGACAGCCATTAGGAGTGCCTTAATTGACTCCCTAGGCACCTGATTACTTTACAAAATACAGTCCGCTACACTTGAATAGTAAACATTAAAGACACCTGAATCAAAATGCAAGACTTTGTTAACCCGCTTAGAGACATGATTGCACACCAGACACACTTACAAACGCAACTGACTCGTAAGTGTCAGCCTGAAGATAACCACCAAAACATTGCGCATACCTGGACGCCCATGCACCTAGGTATAAACGCACTAGACAATGTAATTGAAGAGGCTATTGAAGCCAAGCGCCACGTCAAGGCACGCAAGTGGTGGGCAAACCCAGACGCCATACGAGAATCCAACATTGGACTGATGACTATGACAAACTTGCGCAAGGCTTTTGTAGAAGAGCTTGCAGACATCTTCATTTGTTGGATTAACGTTCTTGTTTACTTCTCAATTAGCCCCCAAGAATTCGTCTTTGTTCTAGAGTCCAAGATGAAGAAGAACAACCCTGACAACTCCAAATCAGATATCGGCAATCGATCGTAGTCACACCCCCTAAGCATACACTCAGGTGTGCAATCAAAATGCCTCAGTTTAACGAATACCAAAAAGACATAGCTAGAAGATACTTAACCACCAGAGACAACATTTCAGTGGACGCTACGCCAGGCTCAGGCAAAACTACTATGCTGGTAGGGCTGGCGCACAAGATTAAGAAGCCACAGTCATTCTGTTTCCTTGCGTTTACAAAGGCAACGCAAAGTGTGCTCCAAAAGAGGCTCCCACACATGTCTGGAAGCATTATGACCACCTATTCGTTGGGCTTCAAAAACTGCTACAACTACCTAGACAGACCCCTCACGGTGGCTTATAACAAAACCCAAAATACCTTTGATAGCTTGATAAACAAGAACACTTATTGGTCCACCCTGTACACTCGAACAACCGGATGCACGCTTGCAGATAGCTTGTACAACCTCAAAAAGCAAGTGTGCAACCTTCAGTCACTTAGTTTGCTTAACTGCTGGACAAGAGTTGAAGACATATTTGAATACTCCCAGGAGCTGAACAGCTCTTGGGGGCATGAGGATGAGGTTCTTGAGTGGATGTCCCAACTTACCCACGCCATAACTAAGCACAATTACTATCTCTTGATAAACGAGGGACAAATAGACTTCAGCGAGATGGTGGCATGGCCGGCTATGTGGGATGACTTAATTCCCATGACGTTTCAAGAGATATTTGTAGACGAATTCCAGGACCTATCGCATGCCCAGCAAATGCTGGTGCACAAGAGCCTAGCCAAGGGTGGCCAGATCGTTATGGTTGGCGACCGGAGACAGGCAATCTACGGGTTTGCTGGGGCAGACCACAACTCCGCCGAAAACATGACTCAGCTCTTTGACGCAATAACAATGCCTATGCCCATAAACTACAGGTGTGCGCTTGAAATCATTAAGCATGCCCAAGAGATAGACGGTGAAATCCAAGCACGCCCTGGTGCACCCGTAGGTGAGGTGAAAGACCTAAACACGCAGGATGCATTTAGTCACTTACTTCAAACAAAAGAAGAGACTCTGGTGGTAGCCCGTACAAACGTTGCGCTTATTAAATTGGCATTGCGTTTAGTGGCCCTAGACAAGCCCTTCTGTTTCAACAGGGATGTCTTACTTGAGCGCCTAACCGGCCAGATATACAAAGCAACTTCGTCCAACCCACCCGTAGACATAAGCCAATTTAAGGTCTGGCTAGGAGAAAGTAAGCTGTTTGCTAAAGAGAAGAAAGCAAGTGCCATGATGGACCTTCTGGAGTGCTTAGAGCTCTTTTACAACAACTACAGGCCCAACAGCTGGTCTGCCTTCAAAAGACTACTTAAGCGCTTCTTCAAGAAGGCTGAAACAACCTCGCAAGTAACATTGTCCACAATACACGCAGCCAAGGGTGCCGAAGCCCATACGGTGGTGTTTTGGGGAACAAACCTAGTGCCACACCGTATGGCCGTTACGGAATCTGAATTGGTACAGGAAACCAACCTAGAATACATTGCCAGAACAAGGGCTATTATGAGGCTATACCGCGTAGACACCTCTGAAGACACCTAGGTTGTTTACAAGCCAACTTTCAAGTATACTTAAACAAGCAAACCTGACACTCAACCAAACGCATGCAAACTAAGATACTGAGTACAAAGCCCAAAGTAAACGAACTGGGCTTTGAGATGATTTCAGACCCACTGTGGAATTACTTATTCGGCAGTGATGAAGACCGCCCTGAAATTCACAAAGTTACTCAAGCAGAAATACGGGCAAGCTTCAAGAAGTTTGATGGATACCTATTCCCACCTGACACAGTAGGGTATGAGGGATTTGACCTTGCCGTGCCTGCATTTGAGGGACCCCTTCAAGACTACGTAAACAAGCTTGCGTCAGACAAGTGGCTACCAACTAAGAACCAGCTGCTGAAGTTTCTCAACAATGACATAAGTATATTACCTAGCTGTGATGTCGTCGTCAAGCAATCGGGGTGGACTAGGTATCAATTCGTAGGCAAAGTGAAAGAATCTTTGTTTGACTTTGACTTTGGCCATGAAGAAAAGCCCGAAGAAAGCTGGCTAATTTCTAAGGTTGCTTATCCCACTGAGGACACGCTGGTTTTTGACGTAGAAACCTTTGTAAAGCAAGGCAATGGGCCCGTGCTAGCTGTTGCTGTTTCTAATGATGCCTGGTACCTCTGGATTCATCCTGCGTTGGCCCATAACAACGTAATGTACGCTGACTGTTTGATACCCCTAGGCACTGGCAAACTTATCTTAAACCACAACCCAAAGTTTGACAGTACACGCGTGGCTGAAACATATGACCTAAGCCTAACCGGTAGAAACATCTGGTTAGACACTATGAGTATGCACATGGCTGTGTGTGGCATGTCCAGTAAGCAAAGAGTGCCCTACAAAGCTTACCAGTCGGGCTCTCAAACCTTTGCATCTAAGTGGGCCACACAAACTTCAGACAATTCCCTGGTTGCTGTATATAACCACCACGTGAAACCACTTAAGCCCCTTACCAAGGCAGACAAAGAAACCAGGAACATCTTTGTCCAGGCTAGTGATGTGCAAGAGTTCCGTGAATGCCTAGACGAACTGCTGGACTACAACCTGAAAGACGGTCTGTATACCTACCAGCTTGGCCAAGCGCTTGTACCTAAGTACTTCAGAAGCCAACCGTCTATCATTTCGTTTGGTGGTTCTTGTATACTTTCTAAGAGCTTTTTACCCGTACGAGACGACTGGTCTGAAAGGCTTTTTGAAATTGATAGAGTGTATTCATCTACTAAAAAGAAGCTTAAGAAGGACATAGAGGCCATTGCGCATCACTGGGCTAAGGGGTTTGCAAACGGGAAGCTTACCAGAGAGATGATTGATAAGTGTCCTTGGAAGTCACAGTTAGACTGGACACCGGCCAAAACAGGAGCCAACAAAGGGTACCCAGCATGGTGGAGAAAAGCCAAATCCAAAGGTATATCCACTGGCTCTCGTTTAGCACCCAGACTTCTAAAGATGTGTTGGAAGGGACAGCCACTTGTTCACCACCCAAAGCTAGGATGGATGTTCAAGGCACTACCTAGCAGCCCAAGTGTGATAGATTTGCCTCAGGGAATTGTTGGATGCCTAAGTAGTTTGTTCCCGCCCGGAGCATACCAGAAAGTGCCTCACAAGAAAGGCGACAAGAACAACTGTGGTAACCCCCTAGCTAAGGACTATATCGACGCAATCCAGAGTGGCTTACTTAGTAGTCCTAATGAGAAGGCTAAAGGCTTTCTGGAGGCAGCACGTAGCATTGCTTATTGGACTTCCATGCGCTCACGGGCAAATGACTACAAGCCCAAGCAGTGCACGTATCCTGACGGCTCTACGGGGCTGATGGTGGAGCCTGTTCTAGCATACTTTGGCACAGCCTCTCGTAGGTGCGTAGAGCGCTTATGGCTTACTGTGAGCAGTGCCAAGTCGGTAGTAATAGGCAGCGAACTAAAAGGCATGGTCAGGCCTATTAACTGGGACAAAGAACTACCTATAAGTTCGTTCGGCAACTACGAGATGGTGGGCTATGACTTTGACGCACAAGAGCTCAAGATTGCCTCCAGCTACGCAGACTCACTGTCCTTTGGCATATTCGGTAGCAGTCCTATGGGGTACACTCAGCTCCTAGGTGACAAGGACAAAGGCACGGACGGCCACACCTTGCTTGCGACGTTCTTGAAGATGTCCAGAACTATTGCAAAGAACCTCAACTTCCAGATGTTGTACTTGTCCGGGGTACTCGGGTGTGCAGGGACCATCAAAAGTCAGCGTCCGGAGCTTACTGAGGCAGAGTGCAAGAGTGTTGCCAACAAAGCCTTGAAGCTACGCCGTGGCTCAAAAGTATACGGTAAAAATGGCACATACAAATACGTAGGCGGAACTGACTCCCAAGCGTATAACTTTATGCTTCAGTTGGCCAACCGAGAGCCTCTGCCCCACAAGCTGAGACACTTACAGACAGACAAGCTACCTAGGACACCTATGTTGTCTTCTGCTATGTCTGAAGCTGTTACTGAGTCCAACTGTAGTGGCGATTACCTAACCTCAAGGGCTAACTGGACAGTGCAATCACCTGGCGCAGACCTCTTGCACACAATGCTTGTGCTAACTGACCACTTTTATACTGCCCTGGGCCTGGATGCTCAGTTTATGTTCTCTTATCACGATGAGATTTGGAACCTAGTTCACGCAAAAGATGTCAAGCAAGCTACTTGGGTGGGTCAAATATCTCACTTGCTTGCTTGGGCGTATTTCTTCCAGCGCTTGAACTTCAAAGATATGCCATACCAATACATGTTCTTCTCAGGTGTTAACGTAGACAAGGCGTTCAGGAAAGAAGTCTATGAGAGTCAAGTAACCATCAGTAATCCCACCGACGCACTCAAGCCTGGTAAAAGCTACAAACCAACTGACTTGGCACACTTGCCACAAACCCACTAATAGGCCCACCAGTTGACCATTTAGGCCTGCTAATCGGCAAGCACTCAGTAACCGCTAAGTGTCCGATTGGTGGGCCTTCATGGTTGCCACAGGTTAACCCTAGGCAACTAAGTATGTCCTTTAAGCTAGCCCCTAGAATCACAAGGTTGCCTCCTAGTGCCAAACAATAAACTTACAGACCTAATCTGGTACTTGGCAGGTGAAACTTCCAAGTCTAATCACGCAATTATATGGGACACTCAGCGAGCTTGTTGTTTGCCTGTGGTTGCTTCACCTATATCCAATTACCTACACGAGGTTGGCCGGTTCTTATTTGATGGTGGCCTCAATGTGGATGTGGAGTACGTAGACAGCCAAGACGCTCGCCAAACATTTGTAGAGGACCTGATTACTAAGAACAGCCTTCAATCCTCTCTTGAAAGCATCTGGGAAACAGGGGCAATCACGGGCGAACTATTAGTGGTGCTAAGGTTGTCTGGTGACAACTATTCATTTGAGTGGTTCGATAAAACAGAATTCACACCTGGGCTAAATGAAATAACCGTTGAGACGCTTAGGGACATAGACGGGAAAACTTACGTATACAAGCTGGACATCACACCCAGCGCCTACATAGAGTATCCTCTGGTTGAAAAGCAGTACGCCTACCTGTATGACTGGGCGGCTAACCAAGAGGTTGTCCCTCACGCTTATCAAGAGATTCCAGCGATCGTTATAAAGAACGCTGTTACACTTGGGTCTAATCGTGGTGAATCAGAGTTTAACTTCGGCGCATGTAGGCTAGCTGCAAGCGTTATTATGGCTACGTTTGACAGTCTAGAAAACGTGCATTTCTTTGGCTCTCCAATGCTTGCCTCACCTGACCCTGAGGACACTTTGAAGAGGCTTAAAAAACGCATCCAAGTACTCCAGAAAGAATCCAACGAAGATGGTGGAACGGTAGACGTCCTAAACTACCAAGCAATCTCAGAAGAGCACCTAAAGCTTATTGACAAGCTAGAGAACAACATGAATCGCCACATGGGTATACGTGTTGGAGGAGAGGCCAAAGCAAGCGCTGATGTGTCGTCACTTGCCTTAAGGATACTAAACTCGTCTACCATTAGCAAGGCAGAGGGCAAGTGGCAAAACTACGTAGAAGACGGCCTGGTGTTGGTGTTTGAGCTAGCCCTACGCATGTCTGCCGCAGACGGTATGCTTTTGATGGTCAACCCAAGTGTGCCTGAAAGCTACAAGGTGGCTGTCACACGCAAGATGCCATACTTCGTGGAATCACCTATGGAGAAGAGCCAACTACTGTCGGTGGCACAGCAAATGGTAGACCTAGGTGTAGACCGTATTGAAGCACTCAAAGCAACAGTCTGGCCACACCTAAGCATCGGACAAATTGAAGAAAAACTGAGGATAAACTTGGAAGATGTCTAATCAAGACGACGGTAAGAAAGTTTGCAAGAACTGCGGGGAAACCAGGGCCTCTTCTAAAGGCATAAATACTGACACAATAACAACACTTAAAATGATTCCTGTACCCTCTGATTCACAGAAAAAGTTTGAAGAAGCATTAGGCCTGACTGCTGGGGAATGGTCTTTGGCCACAGAAGTTAAATACGCCAAACAAAAGTGGACTTTTAATATCTTGTTGCGCAACAACCTGGACTCAAGCAAAAATACACGGATATTTGGTTGCACATTTGGGTAACCCCTAGGCATGATTGCCCACACAGTCCACTCCCAAGTATACTCTTAGTAATTACACAGGCATACCTAAAATGACTTTCAAGTCCACTCGTAACGCACCTGAGCCTGGTACAGAAGGCTCCTCAGGCTCGCCAGAAGCCACTCCACCCGTAGTGCCTGAAGCCACTCCACCCGTAGTGCCAGAAGCTGCTCCAGAAGCCACTCCTGAAGCTGCTTCTGAAGTACCTGAGGCCACACCTGAGTCGCCTGAAGCTTCTAAGGGGTTTACACTGGCAGACATTGTTGCTGCTGTTAAAGCTCTTTCACCTCAGCCTGAAGCCGCTCCAGAGGTTACACCTGAAGTGCCTGAGGTTGCTCCGGACCCCACAGGCGCGCTGCTCCGGAGCATGCTAATCCAGCAAGCAAAAGTACCTGATGAGCTCACGGCTCTACTTCCCAAGGATTTGACTAAGTTAAGTGAGTTCTTAGGTTCAGAGTCTTATAAAGTTCTATCGTCTGGCATGAGGGTGGCTAGTCAAAAGCAACCACCTAATACAGGGGCACCCAGTCCAACACCTGGAGCTGGAGAGAAGCCTAAAGAAACCATTTCGCCTAAGACGTTTTCTGATGTGACCCTAGAGTTACTTACAGAATTCGACAACTTCTCTTAATAACCACCTATTAGACACCTAGCCATGACACCTAAAGAACAAGAAAGAAAACCCCAAGTAAAAGTAGTTGATTCCAAAGACTTTGGAGACAATTATCCCTCATCCGTAGAGTCAGCCAAAAAGCAGCTTGAAGAGAAGCTCGCAAGCTACTTGAAAGGTGGGTGGGTTTACTCGGGAATCATTCAGAGAAACATTGGGGCCGCACCTAGAGACTATTACGTGTTTTACAAGATTTAAGACTGCTTAGGGTATGCACTAAGCATCTCAGGGGTTTGCAATCCTGTAGACCCCTTTTTTAATAGTCAACTGGAGGCTTCTACGGCAAACGTGGAGGCCTTTCTATTAGCAAGCCTGTCAATACACCTATAAATGGTTTGGCAAGCCTCCACGTTTGCCGTGAGCAAACCCTAAGTGACTAGTTAACCCTAGGCCACTATGTTGCTTATTGATACCTAGCAGAGGCTACTAGATGGCCCATCCTAAATAATCTCCAAGGTACAAACACATGGCTATTGATTACGCTGCAATTTCGGGAGTAGCAAATAGAATTTTTGCTGAGCCTCTGCAGGACTACGTAAACCGCGCTAACCCTATCCTCCAAGCTATTACTAAGCGCGCCGTAGCGTCTGATCGTATTTACATGAAAGGCATTCTGTCCAGCTCTCATGCTGCTGGTGCTATTGCTGACGGTTCAACTGTCACACTAGCCGGCACTGAAGGGACTCAGTACACCGCACCTACACTTGATTGGTCTACTTACGTTTCCAAGTTTGCTGTAAACAAGCGCGCTGCTGAGCAAATGGCCAACCAGCCTGGTGGCCTAGGTAACTTGCTGCAGTCTGAAGTTATGATGGCTGCTAAAGACCTGGCCGACAAGATTGCTGCAGACCTGTTTGGTGGGTCTGTATCTAACGGCTTGGTTGGCGTTCAGTCCATGATTAACAACACTGGCATCTACGGCGGCGTAAACCGTGACACTTCTGGTAATGAAGCGTTTCGGTCTGTTGTACTTGACGTTAAGGACACTGACGATGCAACCGTTGAGCTGTCTACAAACGCTCTCTATGAAGCAGACAGCCTGTTCTTCGAAGCTAACGGCTATGGCTTCACCGAGACTCCAGGCCTGTTTACTGGCGTCACTGATCGCAAAATCATGACTAAGTACAAGCAGCTGATGGAGAACATCGACCTAAGCGCTATGAGTGCGGCTCACTTTGTTAACCGCGCTAACTCCACTGGCTCTCTGGGCTATGGCAGCGTTGGTTTTGCTGGTGTTCCTTTCATCCGCGACCGCAACATCTCGGCCGCTGGTGATATTGCTGATTCTGGTCGCCTGTATATCCTCGATATGTCTAAGATTGAGCTGGCTGTGCTGGTTCCTAATCCAAACATGTCCTTGATTCATCAGGTGCAAGGGTACAGCCAAGCACCTGTAGTAGACGGTATCCGCACTACTATTGAGTTCTTAGGTAACACTGGTGAGCAACTTCAAGGCTACGTAAAAGCGTATGTCCAGTTGGCTTCTCCTAACCCTAAAGCTGCTGGCATGGTCATCAAGAACATCAAAGCCAACTAGGGATACGGCCTAGGTAACTTGAGACAACTCTGGCTACCTGGGCCTCCTTTAGACCACTTATACTTAGCTGACGTTGTAAATTGTAATGCTCTATATTCTCTCAACACTTGTAGTCTTTCTACTTATCACGGAACAAGAGCCAAACCCTGGGCAACGTCAGCTATTTATTTATATCTGCGCATGCTTAGTGTGGCCTTTGCTTGCACTAGGTTTGCTATTTGAAAAGCGCAAAGAGCTCTTATACACACTCAAGTACGCCTTTGAAGTACCTGAGGCTGAAGAGCAATTACCCGCAGTATTATTCCCGCTAGATGAAGTAGACCCTGAAACGCTTTAGAATAACAAACACGCATACCCTAGGTGTGCCTAAGTAGTGTCTTTAACACCTCTCCAAAGAAGCAGAATTGAATACCACCTGGACCTTGACAGCTTGCAAGGGTTGCTTGCGTTATCTTTCAACATACGTAGCTCCACCCTAAGTGACTCAAGGTTGCTGTCAGTAGTTGGGAATTTAAGCACCGCACCTACAGCAGAAATCTATACCCACCAAGGACAATCCCTAGCTACTACGGAGAGTGCCCTAGGTAGGTGTGAAAGAGCGTTTGATAAGTTGAGCCCAACAACCATAGATGACTCTTTGTTGGTATCTAAAGCGGGCAAGGTAGTATTACGCAAAGACGAGTTAAAAGCACGCAGACAGTTGTACCGTGAGGCAGCCTCACAGCTTGCACAGGCTATGGGATACACAGACTCAACGGATTGTCGCGCCCAGCTATGGGGTTAACTCAAAATGGCGGAGCAAACTTCCAAGTCGCTCATCAGAGCACTTGCTAACCAAGACCTAATGCTTGAAACCAAAGCAGCTAGGCGTGTGCAAGAAAACCTCACAGAAGTGCGTAATAGGCTCAAGGCACACTTAGAGGAAGACCCCAACAACTGGAACGCAAATAGGCTCGCTCCCGTAATAGAGGGTTACCTAAGAGAGTTTGAGGCAAAGGGAATATCCTCCTTAGGCGTTGAAGGAGCCATCAACCAGGGAGTAAACAATGGGCGTTTAGTGGTAGCCGAAACCGCTAGAATTCCCAAAGATTCCAACTACTTCAACTGGTCCCCCGTACTGCCAATAAACTCAATCAGCTTGTTGGAGTCTAAAGCAGCCTCAGACATCACCAAAGTAAGCGCTCAAGTAAAGGACCAGATACTTAGGAAAGTGCAGGTGGGTCTGGCCCTAGGTGCTCCAGTAAACGAAATTGCTGATGACATCCTAGGTGTGGGCTTAAAAGGCTCAAAGGGACGTGACGGTGTATTCAGGTCTGCTTCTGTACGTGCTGAAACTATTGCCCGCACGGTATCCAACGACCTGATAAACGAGGGCGCACTTATTACCTACAATGGTGTAGACCAAGTAACACCTGAGTTGGACCTGAAGAAGATATGGCAGACGCTTTCTGACAGGCGTACGTCTAAGCGTTGCTTGTCCCTAAGTGGTCAGGTCAGGGGCTTGAAAGAAGAATTCAATGCATCAGACGGTTGGGCTGGAGAACACCCATCTGCACACCCCAACTGCCGTTCTCGCATAACAGTCAAGAGCGAGCCCTACAACAGCAAGTGGGAATCCCGTTGGCCAAGTAAACCAATAAGCATACCCAAGCCTCCTGTAAGCATACCTGTAAGTGTGCCCAAGCCCACTGTTAGCACGCCTCTAAGTGTGCCTGTGAGTGTTCCTAAAAAGCCTAGGAAAAACGCTAAAAAGTCTGAAAGAATGCCTGAGCCAGACGCACTAAGTATCCCTAAGAACACTGTTCTAAGCGAAAACCCAGCATTTAATGACGCCAGCCTACAAGCAGCAATCAGAAGCTTGCCCACAGCTCAGGCCGAATTGATTGAAAAGTTTCTCAAGAATACAGACGTCCAGACAGTGTTCTCAACTGAAAAACCTAAGAGTGTTCAAAAGCTTGTAGATAGCCTAAAGTTTTCAGGTAGTTCTGAACACAGGAACATTTTCAATAAATCAGTAAGTGCATACGCTTATAGAGACGACGACGGCAACAAAATGGTGGCTAACGGGTACACGAGTAATTACTATAATCACATTCAAGTACGCCTGATTGAGCCTATAAAGAAGTTTAATCCACAAGTCAAACTTTTGCAAGCTTCAGACAAGAAAGTTGTAAGTAAGCACCTAGCTGATAAAGACTACATGGCGTGGTCTTATTCAGAGTTTCTTGATGAAAAGGGCCCAGAGCAAATCTTGTGCACTATGCTACATGAAATAGGCCATCAAATGCAACACAAGGCAGGATTTGGATACCAAGGTGCCCCTGAAAATGTTTGGTGGTTTACTGAGTACGGTGACCCCAACGACGACCAGGCGGAATGGCACGCAGAAAGCTTCCGGTTATGGGCAGTATCACCTGAACTGTTTAAGGAAAGTGACCCTCTAGGATACGAATATATCAACAGCATGGCCATTAAAGCCGCAAACACACCTAGCTTTAATCACATTCCAAAAGATACTAAAAATGGTACTAAATTACAGGATAGAAAATAACAATGCCAGTTTATAAATCTCAAAGCACACCTAAGCCTAGAAGAAGCCCACTGTTTGGTAAGCTCCATAAACTTAAGATAAACTCTCCCACACTTGAAGTGTTTATAAGTAAGCTCTCTAAAATGGAGTTTACCCCTAAGCAACGTAAAAGGGTCGGAGAGTACCTAGAGATTGCGTTGGTATATTATTCATCGTCTCCTGGGCCTCTTTAAGTGGTCTATAGAACAAACCTTAGCTAGGGCCGTTGTATGTCTGTTCGTGACTTAGAAGTACGCTTAACTAGGCTTGAGGACAGCATACTAGGGCGCCTAGGCTACCGAGAGTACGAAGTCAAGGTAGGCAACCAGTTGTTGGACCCTCAGCCAGAAGTTGTTCAAAAGTCTGTTGCTTCTTACTCAGAAACAAAGTTAGCCAGCTTTATTAATGCCCTAGGTGGGCGTGGAAATCCAATAAGCTATTTTGAGCTTGAAGTAAGCAGATTGGTGCCTGAGGCAGTCGTTCGAAGCTATCAGTACTGGTCTCTTAAGCGTGATGGCTTTGTGTCTGAATGTTTGCCCGTTTCTATAACAACAACAGACGCTCGCCATAGAGTAATTTTAGCGGCCATAAAGATTGCGCAAAGTATTGACTCCAGCCCAAATACACTTGACAGCCTAGAAACTTCTTGGGACAGCCATGTGTCATATTTTGATGGAACGTAATTAGGCCCGGGCCTTTTAATTGCCGCTATAGCTAAGAAACCTATTTTGCACTTAGAATGACTCAACAAACTCTTAACTTAGGTACTTCCCCTAACGACGGTACAGGAGACTCTTTAAGAGTTGGTGGGGCAAAAATTAACGAAAACTTCACGGAGCTTTATGAGCTGTCTGAAGACAACTTTGATGGCACCTACGGCAGTCTCACTGGCACCCCTACAAGCTTTCCACCAGAGGCTCACAACCAGGCCGCAAGCACTATAACCGGATTGGCCTCCGTAGCCACCACAGGACAATATAGTGCACTACTAGGCATACCACTTGCATTCCCACCAGCCTCCCACAACCAAGCCTGGAGCACAATCACGGGCACTCCGACGTCGCTTGCAGGGTATGGCATCCAAGACACTGTAAGCACCTTTGATGGCGCTTACGGAAGCCTCACAGACACACCTACAGAATTTACACCTGCTGCTCACAACCAAGCCTGGAGCACAATCACAGGTACACCTACGTCGCTTGCAGGCTATGGCATTCTGGATGGTGGCGGAAGTGATTTTAATGGCGCTTACGGCAGTCTTACTGGAGTGCCAACAAGCTTTACACCGGCTGCTCATGACCAACCTTGGAGTACAATTACTGGCACACCTACCTCACTTTCTGGGTATGGCATCCAAGACACGATAAGTGACTTTGATGGCGCTTACGGTAGTCTTACTGGAGTGCCAACAAGCTTCACGCCGGCTGCTCATGACCAACCTTGGAGCACAATCACAGGTACGCCAACGTCACTTGCTGGGTATGGCATCCAAGACACTATTAGCAACTTTGATGGTGCTTACGGCAGTCTTACAGGCACACCTACAGCATTCACACCGGCTGCTCACGACCAAGCCTGGAGTACTATTACAGACACTCCGACGTCGCTTGCTGGCTACGGTATCCAAGACACGATAAGCACCTTTGATGGCGCCTATGGTAGTCTTACAGGCACACCTACAGCATTCACGCCGGCAGCTCATGATCAAGCCTGGAGTACAATTACTGGCACGCCTACTTCTTTAGCTGGGTACGGTATCCAAGACACGATAAGCACCTTTGATGGCGCCTACGGTAATCTTACTGGTGTCCCAACAAGCTTCACGCCGGCCACTCATAACCAAGCCTGGAGTACAATTACGGGCACGCCTACTTCACTTGCTGGGTATGGAATTCTGGATGCTTCTTCAGCAGCTCCCGTCCGGTCTGTGTCTGGTAAAACAGGTGCCGTACAGCTTAACAGCCAAGATGTGGGGTTAGGCTCGGTAAACAATACGTCAGACTTCTCAAAGCCCGTTTCACAAGCCACTCAATTGGCATTAAATAGCAAAGTTGGAGCCTACACCGAGAGCCAAGAAGTCACATACGTAAACAACACTACTATTTCAATAGCCCACCAATTAGGTTCTGTTCCTAAGGACTGGCACATAGTTATTAGGTGCAAGACTGCTGAACACGGATACCAGCCAGGTGATGAAATTTTGCCTTTCATAGGTGGTAAAAACCCACAAGTTACAATTTTTGGGTGCTATCCTTTTGTTACTGATCAGAACGTGGGTCTTATTACTACTCAGTCTATACCTATTTTAAGTATCCCAGCACGTACGTTTTTTAACATAACACTTGATAGCTGGAGAATTGTTGCAAGATGGAGAAGTTAATGGAAGTTTATTACAGTTTGAACAAAGTATTTTATTTGCAAGTGGGTGGTGAAATACCAGCAGGTGCAACAGTCTTTGAAACACTTGAAGATTTTGAGTTTGCAAAGGAGCTAGAGGTTGGCCAACCCCCAGACTGGGACGGCTTTACGTCTGCCTTATTATCTGATGACCGCCTCAATAAAGTACTTGGAGAAGCCTTTGTAAAAGCACCTGCTGTGGCCCTAGGTGTGACTGTAGCATTGGGACAAGTAGCTAAAGATGGCCCGAGCGCATTCAGCGTTGCTTTTCCGGCTCTTTGTCAGCTAGGTGGAGCAACTCAGAAGGACGTAGAAAGCTGGGCAACTATGGCATCAGACCACAACTTACCTAGGGACTTTGTGGCAGTAATTATGGACGTTATCCCACCTAAGTAAACCCATGACAAGTTTAGTGCAACTTAAGACCAACTTAGAAAGCTTCCTCAGGTCTACCTTAGGTGTGCAAGCATGGGACACTATCCAGTTCTCCATGATACCTACGGACGCTCCTAAGGGGTACTTTCAATTGTCTGAGATTACCTACGGCCAATCCACCCAGTCTCTTTGGCTAGTAGGCATAGGTATAGCCAGCCTCTCTTTAAGTGGTTTAGACAATCAGATTGCCACCATACTTGAGGCTATAGAGGCAAACTATTACTATCCTCAACCTTGCATAAATGGGCTAGGTGCCCTAAGCATACCAGGGTCCATTCAGATTGAGGTCCCAGACTCTTACGCAAACCAGTCAGGCATCTCTCAGACTACCGGCTTTAGAACTGCGGTAACCTTTCAGCTGTCTATAAGCTTTGCGCGATAACCCCTAAGTGAGCCCTAAGTAAGATGGCAACCGTTAAGTTTTCAGGACAGGAACCAACAAACTTTTACAACAAGTCCAAGGCTGAACTTGTAGCAATCGTAAACCAGGAGGCTGCCAACTTAGAAACGGCTCTTGTAGAGGCCACCCCAGGTGACCGAGGTGGGCTCAGGCAGGGTTGGGTATTTAAGCCAGCCACTGAAAGCAAACTTCAAGCAATTGTTGGGCAAAGTAAGGTTTACTTTTTGCCTCTTGAGTTGGGCCGCAAACCAGGTAAGGGAGTAAGTGCAAAAGGCCAGCAGGAATTGGCAAAATGGTCTATACGCAAAGGCATAACTGGAGACCCAAAAGAAGCCAAATCGTTCGCCTTTTTGGTTTCAAGGAAATACAAGCGTGAAGGTAAGACTGCACTTGGATTTGCGGGTTTGGCCACTGAGGGTGCTCAAGCAAGCTCCGTAAACTTAGATGAAATCAAGCCTGTAGGTGGGCCTATTCTAGAGGGATTTAAGAAGCTCACTGAGCGCCTTAAGTAAACTCGCCCAGGGCCACTTACACTAGCCTTAGGTAATGTTATAAAATCACTAGGCAGGTCCACGAGGCCTGAAGAAATATGGGTCTCATTACAGGCTTTATTGAAGGGCTAATCAAGTACGACGCTGCCGGAGTATCTAAAGCACTGCCCTTCCAAGACAAAATTGAAGGCGCCAACTTCAAGTATATGAGCGAAAGCTTGCTTGTAGAAACGTTTGGCCAAGATGGCATGAAAGGCGCCTCTGAAGCGTGCCCTTACCGCCATGAGTGTAGCATTGAGTTCAACAGCAAGAACCTAGCGTGGTCTTTCCTCCAAGCTGCAACAAACACCATTGCACGCGCTTCGACAGTACCTAGCCAAATCACTTACTCCCAGGTGCTGACAGCTGACACAATTACCGCTGGTACATCTACTCTGACTGTTGATTGGACTCCGGTAGCTGGTACAGACATTATCGTGTCTGACATCAACGGCATTCAGTATGACGTCACTCTGGACTCCGGTTCTTTGGAAATTGAAGGTGTTACCGCAGGCCTGAAAGTTACCATCACTTACACTGAGGCGCCTAGTGGAAGCAACAACGAAATTGCTTTAGGTTCTGGTGCTAAGCTAGGTGAGATTGGCGTTTACGGTCGATTCAACGGTTGTCCCGATACTTTGCTGGTTCAAGTTAATCGCGCAATCATTGACGCCAACCTGGAGTTTGCTGTAGGCACGGATGCCGCTTCTGCCACACTGGTAGCAAAAGCACTCAGAGACCCAGCAGGCAACTTTGCGACCATCAAGCGCCTGTAAACCAATGCCTCCGGTTTACTAGTAGGTATCTTGTATGCCTATAGGTTTGCCGAGAGGTACCATAGCAGCCCTGTGACGGACATAAAAGCTTTCCAGTCAGTAGTACCCAGTAGTCTACTTGGCAAGCCTTTATGGACGTCGTGGGGCTGCCCACAATTAACCACCTACGCATACTTAAGCACATGTCCTCATTTCAAGTAAACAATGAAGAGTTGGGATTCAACGGAAAAGAATCTTTATTAGTAATTAAGCCACCCACTGGAGATGCTGTTGTTGTTTCTGAGTTGGCATTGAACGACTTTGAGGTTTTTTACAAGAAGTGGTCTCTAGCCATGCAACTAGGTGGGAAAGACGATTTCTTAAATTCTTGGACATTCAACCAGCCATTTAGAAGCCTAATTACAGAATGCTTACAAACAGCCGGAGTCATGCAACCGGAGCTCTTGAGGCTGTCTCAGTTAGAGGCTTTGCTTCTGTCTTATGAGGGGAAAGAAGGGCTATTGTTCCAGTTGCATAACACATTCCCAAAGCTCCTAGCCCAAGAGCCTCTAAGCAAAACTTGGGTGATGAATTTAGCGACTGCCCTGAGCCTGATAACTTTGATGTTGCAAGAATCTTTGCATACTCTGAGTTGGACGGAGAAGCCACTTGTTCAGCTTGGCCTCTTTCACGTGTCATGCGTATCCTGGCTATCAAGGCGTGGGCTTCTTTCCTCGGAGATGAAGATAGGGTTGAAGCCTCACTTGGAGAAAGATGGAAAGACAACGTTAAGAATACCCAACTAGACCTGAATCTCTTGAACGTAGGATAGCAAAAAGCCCCAAAGATTTACTCTAAGGGGCTTAATGCATAATTGGTCTCTTATTTTACTCGCTTAACGCACTCCTGGATTGCTTTGTCAGTTGTGTCGGTGCCGGAATTCAAAGTGGTTACTACAACAGGTGTTTTCTTGTATCCTCTAACTACGGATGCTGCTTCTTTGGCAAGTTGTTCTACAGACATGTGATTGGTGCTCTTTGTTTGGTACTCTTAAAGTATACCCCGAACAAATTTATAGAGTAACCTGGGCCGGTAATGCTGGGAAAGAAACCACATTATTAAGCGTGCCCGATTTTTGCTTCAGGTCTTCTTGCTGTCTATCATCCCTCTCCTGAAGTCTCAAGACAAGGTTACCTAGGGCTGCTAGGTCCCTTGGGTGTATGCTTGAAGACTCTCCAGTTTCTGGGTCTATCACTTCCTCACTTAAGGCTTGGTAAACTTTAAGCTTAAGTGCCTCAAAGATGTCTGCTTGTTTTGTATTGGTAGGCATCTTTCGCCCTTAGCCTTAGAATAGTACACCTAGAAGCAACCCTAAATAGGCCTAGGGTTGCTTTTGTATCCAGGGCCATATTTTGTTGGCTATTAGTCAGGCATACTCAGGAACGCATAAATGAGATACGAATCCCTTATTGGCAACGGGTTTGAAAGGTGGTCCACTGGAGCATATTCACCTGGACAACTAGAGGCATTTTCTGACTTTGAAAATAGCTTCATCCTTTTGTCAGGTGCATACCGTTCAGGCAAGTCAGAAATTGGCTCCCGAATGGCTATCCGTCATGCTATGTTCTTCCCCAACAGTAAGGTAGGTATTTTTAGGGCGTACCTTGCAAGCCTACGTAAAAGCACCCTAATAACGATGCTTGAGCTAATCCACCCAAGCTGGGTAAAAAGCTGGTCAAACACTTACTTACAAATGGAGCTACTCAACGGCTCAACAATATCGTTTATTGGCGCGGACAGTCCAGACCGCTTAGGTAGCATAGAATTGTCGTTTGCGATGATTGATGAGGCCTCTGAGCTTTCCCAAGAAAGCCTAGGTATGATTCAAGGCCGGCTATCAGGCAACCTAGTGCTACCTAGTAACTACAAGGAGTTGCCTGATAATATCAAAAGCTATGTGGAGAAGACCATAGGTATACGTCAGGTGGTTCTTGCATGCAACCCTAAGAGCACGGGGCATTATCTTTACAAGCGTTTTGTAAGTGAACCCCAGCCAGGCCACGTGGTATACAACTCAAACAGCGTAAGTAATCCAAACTTGCCTGAAGTTTATTTGGTAAACAACCTGTCTGCGTATGTTAGGCCTGGAGTAAGCCGTGAATGGGTTATTGAGCAGGTGCGTAGAGTCAGAGCTGGAGAGGTGGACCCAAACGGCCTACATATGATGGACAGCTTGACACCCTTTGGCCAAAGAAATCTACTTGGCTTGTGGGTGGCTTTAGAGGGTGCTATTTACGCAATCGATAAGGATGCTCACGTAGTTTCCCAAGTGCCTGATTTTTGGGGTCCAAGCTTGGGCCATTTTGTAGGTGGTGACTTTGGTTTCCATAACCCACGCCTAGCTGTACTTAGCCACCACAGATTCTTGCAAGGAAACCAAGTTGTAAACGCTTACATAATAGTCGACGGCTGGCACAAGAAAAACGCCACCGGAGATGACCTGGTGTTAGCGCTAGAAGTACTCAAGGAAAAGTGGTGCGCTAAGTATGCATACTTACCACATGACCAACCAGGCATCAAAAAGACAGCCAAGAAAACACTTGGAAGCAGCTTCATCAAGAACGCCAAAAACGCTGTAAACGCGGGAATAAACGTAACCAGCCGTTTCCTCAACCAAGGACGCTTACTCATACTTGATGGGTGCACAGACTTTGACCTGATTTGGGCAGAGTTTTCAGGCTATGCGTGGAAGTCAGCAAGCGACGGTGGCTTCAAAGATGAGCCCGTAAAAGCCGAAGACCACTACCCAGATGCTGTCCGGTACCTCTTGTATACCAGGCATTACAGGGACGAAGCCAAAGTGGTCAAAGGAGAAACTGAGGAGATTACCTACGATGTGCCCACAGTGTTTCCAGGTGGCTTATTTTGAGCACCTAGATTAACCACCTAAAGGCTAGCGAGGTACACTTATAAAGCAAACTTAAGGCAAGCTCTATGACACTCTGGAATTACAAGGACCCTAGCAAAGACTCTGAGTTTACTAAGGAAGACGAGGAAACACTTAAAAAGATGTACAATAAGCCAAAGAAAGCACCTAAGAAGAAAAGCAAGTAGGCAGCCTAGGCCACTTAAGGGTTACTTAAGGTTAACCTTAGGAGTGACTCTCAAGTGGCCAAAAGTATATACCAGATTCTTATTGACATTGAAGGCGACAAAGATGCCAAGTCAGCCATCGAAGGCCTAGGTAAGGCAGCTGGTTTAACGGGTGCAGCACTTACAGCCTTCTCTACAGGTGCCGCCAAGCTTGCCGCAGACTATGAAACAGCAATGGCAAACGTAGCAACAGTCTCTACTGAAGCTACTGGCAGCACTGAAGAATTTTCCGCAGCGCTCTATGAAGCCCAAAATCAACTAGGTGGCGCTCTTAATGTACAGGAAGCAGCGGTGGCTTCCTACGGTATTTTGTCTGCAGGCATTAAGGACCAAGATGCCGTAATCCAAGCGCTTACAAGTAGCCAGAAGGCTGCCATTGCTGGACAGTCAGACCTGACGTCAGTAACTAAAGCGGGTGTGGCTATTGTAAACTCCTATGGGGATGCACTTGGAGAGGGACTAACGGAAGCTGAAAAGTTTGATAAGGCCATCAACCTTATGATTCAAACGCAACTAGATGGTGATCTTACTGGTGATGAATACGCAGCCAGTATTGGTAACGTTGCCGCTAACTTTAAGGCGGCTGGCGTTAGCATGGAACAAGTTAACGCAATAATTGCAGTAACCACCGCTGGGGGTATTGCATCCGCTAGTTCATTTACAAGCTTAAGTCAGGCTATCTCTAACATTCAAAAGCCAACCTCAATGGCTATTGAAGAAGCCGAGCGCATGGGCATAAAGTTTGATGCCGTAACTTTGCAAACCCAGGGTCTTGATGGCATACTCCAACAAATGGTGGCCTCTGGAAAGATGCTCCCGGATACCCTTGCCAAGATGTTTGAAAGTACTGAAGCAAGGTCCTCAATTGCCGTACTGGTTGACAATCTAGATGGCCTTGAAGTTGCCTATCAAAATCAGCTAGATGGGCTAGGTGCACTTGATAAAGCCTATACGCTAACTTCAGACACAGTGAATCAGCGCGTAACCAACTCAATGAACCTTTTGCAAGGTAGCCTGATAAAGATGGGCCAGGGTGTGATTATCACCTTTGAGCCGTTCATTGCAATGGTTTCGCAAGTTGCCGATTTGTTAACTAAAGCTAGCCCAGAAATGCTACAGTTTGCGGGTGCGTTAACGGCCGTAGTAGGTGTTACACTCACGCTAAACGGTGCTGTGCTAATTATGATTGCGCAGTACGGTAGTGTGGTAAAGACTGTAACCACTCTTTCAGGTATTATTACAGGCACTCTTATTCCTGCTATGACAGCGCTGCTGGTGTCCACTAAGA